ATGGGATGACTATTTTGCTGAATTAAATATTGAAAATGAATAATGAATGTATTTATAATTTTAGTCTTATTAGTTGTAGCAAATGCTTTTTTAGAGATGAGAGTAAAACAGAGACGGTATCAAAACTAATATGGGCTTACCAAAGCTTGACTCAAACGGATGCTTAATTTTAAAAAAAATTTAATATGTATAAAATAACAAGAACAGTGATAGATTTATCTTCTATCCCAGTAAAATTAAGAGAACATTCTTTAATACCTAAAATTAAGTATTCATATGCTGAGTTTCACTATAGTAAAGAAGATAAGGATGATGAGTTAACAACTTATTTAATCAAGACTTATCCTAGTCTTAAACGTAAAATATCATTTTTAATTTATATAGATATATGAAAAAAGTACTTGTAGCATTAGCGGCATTCATAATTGGGTATATAATTGCAAGCTTAATGCTTTATGATATAATACATCACTAATTATGGCAGAATATGATGAAGACAATGTCAAATTTATAAGAGCACTGGTAAAAATATCTAGTGCTCTTTATGATATTGATGAAATGAAAAAGAATAAAAAGTTTAAGTATGCATTAAAGAAAGATGTATCTGAATGGCATGAATGGTCTGAAGAGTATATTAAAGAACCAATGAATGTATTTGGTAATACTGATGCTAATGCTTTAATGACCCTAATACAAATTTTTGATGATTATAGTCATAAAATTCACATAAAAGATGAATTTAATACTAGATTAAACTTATTTTTAGCTAAAATTGCATCAGCAAGATGGGATTTAATCCAACTTGAATTTGATAATAAATCAAGAATGAGTTTATTAATTAAGAATATAGAAACATTAACTGGTAAAGGTTACTTTAAGTCTTACACAGACTATGTAGATCCATATGGTAAAGGTTTTACTGATATTGTTGAGTCCATGAATAAAGTAGGAAACACAATAATAGTAGGAACTAAGGAAAATAATTTGTAAATTAATATATATAAACATGGTTTTGGAAAAGACACATAAAATAACATTATACAATGATGATCACCATGATTTTTTATATATCATAGCTTGTCTCATTAAAGTATGTAAACATACACCTGATCAAGCAGAACAGTGTGCTGTAATAGTAGATAATATAGGTTCATATGATATTAAATCCGGTGGCTTTGATGACATCTTTAATATATATAACCAATTATCTGATCTAGAATTAAATGTAGAGATAGGTGAAAGTCAAATGCATTAATTCAAAAAATAAACCCAATAAGATTCCTTTAAGTCAATGGCTAGTAGAAGATCAATTCTACACAGTGGTCAGAGTAATAAATATGGGTATTCAAGCTAACACATATGGATATGAGTTAGAAGAAATAAACCTTAATGGATGTTTTCCTTATGAATATTATAATGCTAATAGATTTGCTGTAGTAAGTACAAGCAAGACTAAGAAAGCAGAAGAGGTTCTTGAAGAAGATTTTGCATTAGTTTAACTTAAATAATTATGGAAAAAAATATACACATATTACCAACAGAAGGAGAAAGTAATCTCTTTTATGCTGATAAAGGAAAAGAATTATGTTACACTAGAAGAAGTACATTTTATGTAACAGGTCAACACATCTACATCACTTCTGATGAAGATATAAAAGTTGGTGATTGGTGTCATACTATTGGAACTTCATTATTTAATACACAAATTGGTAGAGTAACTGAACAAGTAATTTCTGATAATGGAAAATATGGTATTGTATTTAAAAAAATCATCCTAACAACAGACAAAAAGCTAATTGCTGATGGTGTACAAGCAATAGATGATGAGTTCTTGGAGTGGTATGTGAAGAATAGTTCTTGTGAGTTTGTTAGAATAGAAAGTTGGGAAACTAAAGGAGAATGGGATTTATATTACAAAATCACTATACCACAAGAAGAACCTAAACAAGAAACATTAGAAGAAGCTGCTGAAAGACATTACATAAACTGTATCCCATCAGATAGACATTCATTTATTAATGGTGCTTTATGGCAAGCTGATAGAATGTATACTGAGGAAGATATGAAAACACTAATTGATATAATTAATTGGTATGATGAAAACTCTGATGTATGTCCAAATTTTGAAATACCTGAAATAAAAAAAGGTGTAGCTTTAATTGACTGGTTTGTAGATTTTGAAGAACAATTTAAAAAGAAATAGTATGGAAAAAGAAAATGTATTTGCTACAAGCTTATTTATATATATATTTTGTACTCAGTTATTTAGCATGCATTTTTGGTATTTATGGTCTCAAAATCACGGGTTCTTAAGTACTGTATTTGTAGGTCCTATAGTAGCTGAGATTAAAGGATTTTTGTTTCCATTTTTTATTTAAATATTATGGAGTACACTAAAGATGATATAGTAAAAGAATTATTAAAAATTAAGAGTGAACCAAAAACAAAAGAGCCTTATGTTATAGATAGGAGAAACTATTTAATAGCTATTTTACATTATACTTTTAATGTAAAAGAAAAAGAAATCTTTACTTATACTAACTTAACTTCAACAAGTACAGTAAATTATGCTAAAAGAGCAGCATATAATATGTATAAGATTAAGGATCCGTTGTTTTTGAAAAATGTTAATGAATTTATAAAGCTGTATCCAGCTGAATTTAATGATTTTGATGTAAAAAAAAGAGAATATAATACTACTGCATCAACGGTATCAATAACATTAACACATAATCAGTTAGCAAGTTTTTCAAGATATATGCAATTTAAAAAGATTGATAAACCTGAAGTAGCTGCTAAACAATTAATCTTATCAGTATTAAAATTATGGGAAGAGTAAAACAAATATATATTGATTTAATTAATCAGTACGGACATGTGGATGACATTCCACTAGATATTGAAATTGGAGATTATATAGCTAAAAAAAGAGAATATGAAGAAGAAAGAGAAGAAACTGGAGATCAGTGATATCAAAACACTATGCTGTAATGCAGGTTGGTACATAAGATCAAGAGCTAATTACAGATGTGAGAAATGTGATGATGATGTTACATTACATATTGTATTTGCTAATATGGCAATTGATGAATCTGAAAAGAAATAGTTATGACTATACAAGAATTTGAAGCAAAATTTACAATTGATCCCGCAAAAGATATTGAACCTCATTTTAAACTTGATAAAACTTTAGATATTGATACTACACAAAATAAAGGTTGTTATAGTTGTAAAGATCAAGTTAATCAAGAAACATTGAAATCTATACCTTGGACAGGATTAGTATATTGCTGGAAATGTAAAACATTAAATGTAATCTATTTCTCAGATAGAATGGGAGGAAATCATACAGATAGAGTTGAGTGTTATGTAGAATTTAAAAAGAAATAGTTATGGAAGTAATAATAGATGGAATAGTATATGTTCCTAAAGAAAAAGATAAAGAACTAGAATCAATTATTGTAGAACAACATTATAAATTTGAAGTACATCCTGAAGAATTAGGTAAAATGAATTGGGAAGATGCTGTAAAAGCAGTTAAAGAATTAGGAGATGATTGGAGATTACCAACTATTGAAGAATGCTTTATTATGTATAATCATAAAGTAATTACTACTGACAGCTATTGGAGTAGTACGGGGACCAACTACGGCCTCGCGTGGTCCTTCCTCTTCAACTATGGGAATGCCTACTACTACAATAAGAACTTCACAAACTATGTGCGTGCGGTTAGGTCAATTTAAAAAAATGAAGCATTTTTTAAAATATCTTACAGTGTGGATTAGTCAAAATTTGGCTATTCCATTCTGGACAGTTGGGCATTTACATCTTATGGTAAATGTTTATGAAGATATTATAGAAGTTGTTGCATCATGTGGCATGAATTTAATAGTTGCTACAGGATTTATTATTGATTATATAGAACAGAGAAAAAACCGTTAAAGTAAATAATATGGGTTTACAGGAAGAATGGAATGAGAGAAGAAATACTGTAAAAATGCATAATCAAGTAGTTAAAAAAAATATAATAAAAAAAAGTATTACTTTTGATGAAGCTGCTTTAGATAAATGTTTTATGCATTTAGGTTGGAAAAACACAACTGATGCTTTTTATAATCTTGATTACACACCTTTTATGGTAGTTCTTAATGATTATATGGCAAAGTTGATTAAAAAATAAATATTATGATGGTTTTATTGTTAATAGTAATTGTAGTAGTATGTATTATTTATTATCAAATTAAAAATAGTGACTGATATGGAAGATTTATATGGAGTTGTATTAATGCTTAAATGGTTAAATTATAAGGTGATAAATAAAACAAGTAAGTTGAGAAAAGCAAAAATAATAAAAAGATCACCTGTAAATAATTCTATGATAATTAAAAAACATAATCATAGAAAATTACACAGAGAATACATAGAAAAAAAAGCAAGCACAGGATTTTACACACAAACAATTAATTATTAACTTGGTCAGTAGTAATATGAAGACAAAATATAAAATATTAAAATCACAATACTCATATGGTGGGTATTTTGTACAAACTAAAGAAGGCTTTTTTGGCTTTTGGAGATATAGTAGAGATTCACAAGGATTTATTATACTATTCTCTACAGCAATGGAGGCTGAAGATTATATTGATAAGTTAATAGAAAAAAAATTACAAAAATGAAACAGCAAGAATTAACTGAAGCAGGATTTGATAAAGTAATTGTTACTAAAGAAGAATCCGGTGACAAAAATGATTATTACTATTACTCATATGAAATAAACTCTGATGTAATACTAGTATCAAATGAAAGTGATGAGATAAATAATAATCAGTGGAAAGTATATGAACACTCTTGGGGTGTTGCTATGACAGACATTGAAGATGTAATATTAATTATTGACTTATTTAAGAAATGGAGTAAAATACCATTATAACCTTTAAAACAAACCAACATGTTTAGTGCAAAATTTATTAAGAAAAACGGAAAACTTACCTACAGAACTGAAAAAGAAAGTTTAGCTTATGCTGAATTTGTAAAATTAGTAGAAGAAGGTGAAGAATTGGAAATGTTTATTAGTATTCAAGGTAAAGCTGGATCTTATGCACAAATCTCAAAAATACACGTATGTATTAGAGAAATGGCAAAAGAATCAGGATATACATTTGATGAAATGAAAAAGCTTGTTAAAACACAAGCAGGATTATGCTTTGATGTAAATGATGAAGGTAAAAAGCTTGAGATGTGCAAATCATTTGCTGAGTGTTCAAGTGATGAGCTATCCCAAGCTGTTCAAGCATGTATAGAAATAGGAGCGGAATACAATATTAATCTAGCGTAGGCTCAACATAACCTTCATCTGTAGGTTCAAGTACCTCTTTCTCATCAAAAAGATTTTGCTCTAAAGCAAGTCTCTCAATTTCAGCTATCATTAAAGTAACAGTATAAAAAGATTGCTCAACTTGAGACATCTTTGAGTAATCTGCTTCTTTAATAGTTTCAAATGACTTTTCAGAAGCTTCTGGACCAGCCAATTGAATTTGATTGTATAAATAAAACAAGTTATTCTTCAACATGAAGTAATATGCTTTGTTTACTGGGACACTGATTTGAGCATCATCTTTTAATTCTTTTACTTTTATAGCCATGGCTTAAAATTTTAATTAGTATGACAACAAATATAAACATAAATGAAATAAAAGAGAAATTAAATACAAAACTAATTGAATCAGGATGGGCAAGAGTTCTCAGAGGATTTATATTTAGTAGTGAGTTTGATACTATTTTATTGACATTGATAAAAGATTCACAGGAAGATAGACGGTTCACTCCATTTATGAAGTATGTGTTTAGAGCATTTGAAGAATGTCCATATGATGAACTCAAGGTAGTGCTTATTGGACAAGATCCTTATAATGGGATTGAGCAATCTGATGGACTTGCCTTCTCATGTGCTTTTGAAAAGAAACCATTACCAGCATTGGAATATTTATTACAAGCTGTTAATGATACTGTATATGAGTCTGAGAGCATTTCTACTGACAAAGACTTAAAGAGATGGAGTAACCAAGGTATTCTAATGTTAAATAGTGCCCTTACTACTACAATAGGCAAACCAAATTCACATGTGAAATTATGGAGACCAATGATGGCATATTTATTAGATTACCTTAAAATCTACAATCCTGGATTATGTTATATTTTGATAGGAAGAACTTCAGAACAGTTAATTGATTACTTATCTGAAAAAGATCCTTTATTTATTTTAACTCATCCTATGAATGCTATATCTTTAGGTAAAAAGAAATGGCCCTGTGATGATGTATTTAGAAAAACTTCTGAGATTACAAAAAAGAATTATAATTTTGATATAAAATGGTAATATGGATGAAATTTTTAATTTATTAATAAAGAAACAGTTGAGTCCAAATCAATTGTATATACTCTATTGTATTAAGCATAAAATTAAAACTAATGATTTTATCAATGATGCATTAGAGGTAAAACGCTTACAGTCAACAGACTGGTTAGAAGCTGATATGAAACTAGCAGGTAAGGCAATTATTCTTTTACAAGAACTAGAGTCTTATTTCAAGAATAGCAAAAAGAAAACAAGTGCAACATTGATGGGTGATAATTTTATGGAAAATATTGATGTTTATTTAGATATTTTTCCTAAATTTAAGCTACCAAGTGGTAAATATGCAAGGTCAGATAAAAAGAATTTAGAGAATAACTTTAGATGGTTCTTTGAATCACATACTTATACATGGGAAACAGTAATTAATGCTACAAAGACATATGTTGATGAGTATGAAGCAACAGGATATAAGTATATGAGAACATCTCAATACTTTATTAGAAAGCAAGGCTCAGATAAAACTTATGATTCTGAATTAGCAAATTATTGTGATATGTTATTAAATGGGTCAGATGATCCATCACAAACACATTTTAAAGAAAGGGTAGTATAATGTATAAATCATCCAGATTAATACTAGGGTTTTGTGCCATAGTAGGAGTTCTATTAGGATATTTAGTTACTAATACATTTATTATTGAGATTAATATAATCCCGTTTATATTAATTGAGGTATTAATTAGTGTATTACATACTACATATAATAGAGTAAAAGTAAAAATTATTTAATTATTGTATATGGCACTTAAGCAAACTACTAATTCTAAATGGGTTAGTCAAAAAGAAGGTTTTCAAGAATCATTACATTATTTAAAAGGCAGAATGGTAGGTGAGATTAAAAGTCTTAGAACACCATGGCCTAAGTTTAATGATGCAATGACTGATGGTATTGAATGGAATACTATGACTGTAATTGGAGGAAGACCTGCTTCAGGAAAGACTTTAATAGTTGAGCAGATTATAAGAGAATCTTTTATTCTTAATCCTGCAGAAGACTTTAGAGTATTACAGTTTCAATTTGAGATGTTAGCTAGGTCATCTGCAATTAGAGAATATTCAAGTATTATTGGTAAGTCATACAAGTATTTATGTAGTGCAGATGGTCAATTATCAAATGAAGATTTACAGAAATGCTATGATTATGCTAAGCAAAAGATTAAGTATCCCATTGATATAGTAGAAAAACCATGTACAGTAGATGAATTTATCAGAACTATACATGAGTATATGTCACATTATTCTGAAGTAGATGAAGAAGGTATAAGAAAATATAAAAAGACTTTAATTTCTCTTGACCATTCCTTACTTGTAAAAAAAGCACAAACTGAAAGAGATAAGAATGAAACTTTAAATAACCTTGGTGAAGCATTAACAAATCTTAAAAGAGTTTACCCGATAGCATTCATTATATTAAGTCAATTAAACAGAAATATAGATAATCCTGAGAGATCAGAAGATGGAAAGTATGGTAATTATGTATTAGAATCAGATATATTTGGTGCTGATGCTTTATTACAACATGCAGATACTGTAATTGGTATTAATAGACCAGCTAAACAGAAGATCAGATTCTATGGTCCTGATAGATATATAATTGAAAATGATAGGGTAATGGTATTACACTTTCTTAAATGTAGAAATGGTGATACTAGATTAAGTTTCTTTAAAGCTGAATTTGAGAAAATGAGTATAGCAGAAATGAATACTCCAGCTCAACAAGAAAAAAGAATTGGAACCAAATAATTAATATATGGCATTAACAACAAAAGACACCAGTAATAATGCTGGTTTTAACAGAAAAGAAAAAACTGAAGAGCTGGTAAAACACCATCAAAAAGTATTTGATGCATTAGGTATAAGTAGTCCACTATATATTCCTAAATGTGCTTATAGACCATATGGTAAAGATGATTTATATATGGGATTCTTTAAGAGTGAATTATCAAAAGGAGAAGACATCTATACTGAATACGTAAGTATTGCACTAGATTCTGAAGACCCAACAAGAACACTGTATAAATGGAGTTATAATTCATTTTATGATGAGGAGTATGAAACTACAGATGCTAATGCAAATGGGCATGTAAGGTATCTAATTCCTGTATCTGAACTGATAAAAATTAAACCTGAAACTAAAACTGAAACTAAGAATACTGAAACGCAAGGGTTATTTCCTGATTTTGATGATTTAATGGATTCAGATTTAGATGCTCCTTTAAGCAGTTTAACTGTAAGAGATCTAGCTGCCATTCTATTAAAGAAGCCAGTAAGTAATAAAAAATGGTTAAATGATTTAATAAAATGAAAGTATGAGTGAAGGATTAGTATTGCCCACTAAGAAAGTGAGTGCAACAAGAGTCAATCCAAAAAGATTAATTATTTATTCTAAACCAAAGACAGGTAAAACTACTGCATTTGCTGGTTTAGAAGATAATTTAATTATTGATTTGGAAAATGGGACTGATTATGTAGATGCATTAAAGGTTAAAGCAGGTAATCTTAAAGAGTTGCTAGCAATTGGTAAACAAGTAGTTGAAGCTGGTAAACCTTATAAGTTTATTACTATTGATACTGTAACTGCATTAGAAGAAATGGTAATGCCATTAGCTGTCAAAAAGTATAAAGCCACTAGTATGGGTAAAAACTTTGATGGAGATAATGTAATTACTTTACCAAATGGAGCTGGTTATTTATATGTGAGAGAAGCATTTTTTGATGTTTTAAACTATGTAGATACTTTAGCTGACCATATTATTCTATCTGGACATATCAAAGATAAGCAAGTAGATGATAAAGGTGAAATGGTTATGTCTGCTAATATAGATTTAACTGGTAAGATCAAGTCTCTAATCTGTGCAAATGCTGATGCAATTGGTTATATGTTCAGAAAAGGTAATCAAGTATTCTTATCATTTAAAACTAATGAAGAAACAACTTGTGGTGCAAGACCTGAGCATTTAAGAAATGCAGAAATAGTTATTAGTGAAGCTAATGACAAAGGAGAAATAGTTACTCACTGGGATGAGATATATAAATAATAAATAAAAAATAAGAAAAATGGCAATTGGAACAAAAGATGTAGGAACAGGTGGAAGTGGAATACCTAAAACAATTACTCCAGGTAATCACAAATTAAAACTTAATAGTTTAGTAGGTGAAGATTTTAAATTTATCCCAGGTGGTATAAGTTTAGTACTTAATGTTGAGACTGAACCTCTTGAAGGATTTGAAGGATTCATGTTGGATAAAGAAAATCCAGATGCTGGTCATTACAAAGGTCAAATTGGTAGAGTAAAATCTGGTCAATATGCATTTGCAGATGGAGTAACTAAATCAGGTGTACAAATCTCTAGAGATAATAGTATATTAGTATTTATTAAATCATTATGTACTACATTAGACATAGTAGATTGGTTTGATGCTCAAGATAATAAGCATAATACAATTGAAGAGTTCATCACTGCATTTGATAAAACAGCACCTTATCAAGATAAGTATTTAGATTTCTGTATTGCAGGAAAAGAATATGAAGGTAAAACGGGTTATACAAATTATGACTTATATTTGCCAAAATCTTCTAGAGATGGTTTTGCATATGCTAAACTTGGATCTGGTAAACAGTTACTATATTCTGAAGCTCTACATCTTAAAAAATTAGAAGCTAAGAAAGTAGAAACTTTTGGTGAAGATGATTTTGAGGTATCAACTAAGGTTGGCTCAGACTTTGATTTAGACTAACAATAGTTTAAAAGGGAGTCAGGAAATGGGCTCCCTTTTTAATTAAAGTTAAAAGATATGATTTCAACTAAAAATGTGATTAGATTCCAAGATGTACCAACAATCTGGATCTTTGAGAATTATTTAAATCTTACTGAACAATTAGACGGACAGCAGATAAAGATTAAATCTGTATTTAAAACTGAAAAGACTCCATCAATGATTATTTATATGGATGCTGCAACAATGACATATAAGTTTAAAGATTTTTCATCAGGTTATCAGGGAGATTCTATAGCTTTAGTACAATATATATTTGGTATTAAAGATAGAGGAGAAGTTTCTTATAAAATAGTTAATGACTATGTTAAATACTTAGATGATCATAAACCTTATAAAGCTCCTGAAATTAAAACTTATGAAAATTATAAAGTAACTGATTATACTATTAGGCATTGGTCCAACTTTGATCAGAAATACTGGGGACAATATCATATTGGTTCTAAAATGCTAGAAGCATATAATGTATCTGCATTAGAATATTATAAGATGACCAGACTTGAACTTAATGGTACTACATCTGAAATTATTATTACAGGCTTAAATCTGTATGGCTATTTTAAAAAAGATGGTACATTGTATAAGATTTATCAGCCTAAGAATATGAATAAAAAATTCTTAAAGTTAGCTAATCATATACAAGGATCACAACAACTATCACTTACAGTAGATTATTTAGTTATTACTTCTTCATTGAAAGATATAATGGCTTTTAATAAGCTTGGCTTTAAGGATATAGAGTGTATTGCTCCGGATAGTGAAAACACTATGATTAAAGAGCAGAGCATAAATAAACTTAAAGAAAAATATAAAAAGATATGTGTACTATTTGATAATGATGAAGCAGGTATTAATTCTATGAAAAAATATAAAGAAAGATATAATCTTGATTTTATTATTCTTGATATGGAGAAAGATGTGTCAGATGCTATTAAAGTGCACGGTATTGAAAAAGTAAAAGAAGAAGTATTATTATTACTTAATAAAACATTATATGAAAGGTAAGATTAAAATAAATTATGAGTTTGATAAAGAGGCACCAGAAAAGTTTACTACAAATTTAAAGATAAGTGGAGTTACTCCTGCACATCTTATACATGCAGTAGTATTATTGATAGAGACTATTGAAAGAGAAGGTGGTATCAATGTAAAAGAAACATTAACTGAGGTATTCTCAGGTAAATTTATACAAGAACGTAGCAGTATTATACCACAAGGTGATGCTTAAATTTTAAAATTATGAGTTGGATATATAAAGGTAAAATTTTTACCGAAGATATGATTCCTGAAAATGCAATAGGTTTTATTTATAATATGACTGCAATAATAGATGGAAAATCAATTAGTTATATTGGTAAAAAGAATTTTTATGCAGATATTAAAACAAAACTGAGTAAGAAGGCTATGCCAACTGATAAGAGATTGAAGACATATAAAAGAGTAAGAAAAGCTACTTATCAAAATTATTACAGTAGCAATGAAGTACTGAAAAAAGCACACAAAGATAATGTAAAAATTAAAAGAGATATACTAATGATATGTACTACTAAATTAGAATTATCATACCAGGAAACTAAACATCAATTTGTATTAGGAGTACTTGAGTCTGATAGATATTTAAACGGTAATATATTAGGTAAATTTTATAAGTTTAAATAATAAAAAGTTATGGATGAAAATAGACTAGAAAAAATAATGTTTGGCTTAGTTAATCATGGTATTAAAAAAGTTGTAGTACATTATGAAGGTGCTGGAGATAGTGGAGCAATTGAATATGTTCATGCTACTCAAGATCCAGATATAGGTTATTATGATTTAGAAAATTGGGATCAAGAATACTTATTAAATGATATTGATAGTGGATTAAGTACTTTAATTGAAGATTACTGTCAAGAGATGTTATTAGATGATATAGAAGACTGGTGGAATGATGAAGGTGGTCGTGGTTATGTTTATATTGATGTAGAACTTGGTACATATACAATTAATAATAGTGTCAGAGTAACTGAGTATGAAGATTATCATCATGAAGGTAATTTAAAAGATAAAAATAAGAAATAATGAATAAAAAACAAGAAATAGAAAAAATGGAAATTGATACTGGATATCTTGATTATGAGTTTTCAAAACAATTAAAAGATTTAGGCTATGATGGAATGAGCCTTATGTTGTATATTAAAGATGCTCATGTTGGCTGGTATTCAAGATACATAACAAATGAAATTATTGACAAGTTAGAAAATACAACTGAAAAATCTTGTGTTGCGGCACTTAGACCTTTTGTATTTAATTGGTTTGATGAAAAAACAGATTGGTTAATTTCAATACAACAAGTTGGAAAAACAGAATTTGGATTTACTATTTCTTTTGATGAAGAAAATGTAATAAAAAGTTTTTCCTATTCTAATAGAAAAATAGCTGAAGAAACATGTATAATAGAACTTATTAAAAAATACATTAAATAAAATGAGTCATCCAATAATGCATGCCAAATCTGCTGCAAAAAGGTGGGGAGGAACATGGGAAGATTACATACATTATAAGATTTATTATTGTATATTTGTAATGTACAATACTAAATCTTATGGAAAAATATAAACTAAATTATGAACCTGGACAGGTTATCTACACATCAACAGAAAAAGCAACTTTCTTTACTTATCAAGGTGAAGCAGGTGTTAGTACCGGAAACAAAAGACTAGTGCTTGTGCAATGCAGATGTAAAAAACTTTTAAAAGTACAACTGACTAATATCAGAAATGGTAATTCAATTTGTTGTGGAAAAACTCCCTGCAGAACAAATAAGCTTATAGGTAAACGGAATAAAGACACTAGCTATAATGCATTACTTTACTCTTATAAAAAACATGCTCGAGAAAGAGGTTTATCTTTTGACTTGACATTTGATGAGTTTAAAAAGCTTCTTAGTAAGAACTGTATTTACTGTAAAGTAGAACCTTTTGCTGTTTATCAGATATTAAATTCTACTACAAAAGCTGTTAGAGCCGGTATACCTGTAATGTATAATGGTATTGACAGAGTAAACTCTCAAAAAGGATACACTCTTGATAACACTGTCAGTTGTTGTAAAATCTGCAATAGAGCAAAAAGTGATTTACCCTTAGCAGATTTTCTAAAATGGATAGAAACTGTCTATAATAACACAAAAAATGGCACACCCCTTACAACATTGTAAAAGCTCAGTAAAGAAATTTGGAGGACAAATATCTGATTATGAGGCAATTCACAACTGGTTTGATGAAACTAAAGCTTGGATAGGTCATAGTAAACACAGAATGTTCCGTCACCACAGTGAAGGTATATTTGAATGTGAAAAAGTATTTGGAGCATCATTTATAAATTCAGATGGTAAAACTGTATATACAAGATATGTTGGAGAACAACATGTAAAAGAGGATTGTAATAACTATATTCCTACTGCTAAAGAATGGGTTGATATGATATCATCAGGTAAACCTAAAGAATGGGCAATAAAAACTTTAAAAATTGAAGACTAATGAAGATTATTGGAATAATAGTATTGGTTATACTAGGAATCAGTTTATTACTTTTAACATGCATGGGTTTGTATGCTCTTTGGTTTATGGCTTTTCCTGAATGGATTAATAAAATAAAAACTAAAATTAAAGACTAATGGAAGAAAATGCATTTACACAAAAAGTATATGCTACACCTAAGATTGATGTTATAATGACAGAATTAGGTTGGCAAAAACCTCTTGATGAAGTACCAATTTTTGTAAAAGAAAACACAAATTATAATAAAGATGCTTATGGTTTTATTATGACTTTTCCTGTAGATTTTCATGGTCATTACGGCATATATGAAAAATGGATTAATGAAAGTCATGATGTTAAAAAAAATTTAGAAAGCATACTAGTAAGTTGGCCTAAAATGTATGTAGCAAAAGAAGTATATCAAGAATCACTTTTATTACTTGCAACAGATTTTTATCGTCACCAATATGATTTAGCAAAAGCATCTGAATGGCAAATGAAGTATGAAAAAGAAACAGGTAAATTATATTAAAACAGAAAACTAATGGAAAAAGTAGTACTGAATAGAGAGAGTGTTGAAAGTATATATGAAATGTATAATTCTCCTGATAAAGAGAATCATGTTGTTGCAAATGAAATACTAAATAATTGTGATATTGATGCATCTGAAGGATGGTTAATCATATTTTATGGTATGAGTTTAAAAACTGAAAGTTATTGGCGTGAAAATATACCTAATGCTTTTGAAAAAATCAGTGAATTAGGTATTCAAAGTGAGTATAAGTTAAGTGCAGCACAAATTGTTAATACCTTAATTACTGCAGCAGTAGAACCTGAAATTATGGATTACTATTTAAAAATTCATGTTGAAGAATTAAAAACTGCAATGTCAAACTGGGGTTATCCAATTAATAAATTAAATTACTCAATAACATTGAAAAATGAAAAATAGAGAAGATAGTTTAGCAAAAACCAGTAAAGACTTGATGTTAAAGGAGCCCTATTATGGGTTCTTTTTAATCATGTTAAATAAAGTATGGAATAATAAAATAGTTCCTACTGCTGGTGTAAGTAAAAATAATATTAATTATCAACTTACAATTAATGAAGATTTCTGGACAAGTTTATCTGAAGATCATAGATTAGGTTTACTTAAGCATGAATTACTTCATATAGCTTTTGGTCATCTTACTATGTATTTTAAGTTTAGTGATAAGAGATTAGCTAATATTGCTATGGATATGGAGATTAATCAGTATATCTTAGATGAATTACTACCAGAAGGTGGTATTAATATAGATGATTATCCTGATTTAAATCTTGATAGAAAAGCAGGTTGTAGATATTATTATGATAAACTACAACAGGCTAAAGAAGATAAAGACAAAAGTGGCACAAGTGGTGATGATAATTTTGATAAGTTAGCTGATCAAATGGATGCTGGAGATGAAATGGCCAGTGATCATCCTACTTGGGCTGATTTTGAAGACATGACTGAAGCTGAGCAAAAGCTAATTGAGAAACAATTAAATAAGATTCTCAATGATGCTAAGGAAATGACTGAAAAGAAAAGAGGTAATATCCCTGGAGAAATTGAGGGTTTACTTGAAATGGAAGAAATCAAGCCTGCTAAATTTGATTGGAAAGGATATATCAGAAGATTTACTGGTGTGTCATCAAAAGTGTATACTAAAAAGATAAGGAGAAAAGAGAATAGAAGATATTCTGAGAATCCCGGTCTTAAAATTAAAATGAAACAACATATGTTGTTGGCTATTGATACTTCAGGATCCGTATGTGATCAAGAATTACATGAGTTTATGAATGAGATATTACACATCTATAAACAAGGTGTTGATATTACCATAGTACAATGTGATACTGCTATCAAAAGCATAGAGCCTTATAAAGGTAAAAATGAAATTGAGATATATGGAAGAGGTGGGACAGAATTTGATCCCGTCCTTGAATATTATAATGAAAATATAAGAAAGTATACTAGCTTAGTGTATTTTACTGACGGTGAATGCTGTACAAGTGTAAAGCCAAAAGCTCCTATATTGTGGGTGCTGTCTGAGCAATCTGGTATGAATACAGATTTACCGGGAAAAGTTATTAAGTTAGAAATTTAAAAAATTAAAAAAGATGAGTCAAGTTCAATTAAATGTAGATGAGTTAAAAGGGTTTTTAAAACACATAGTTGGTAATAATCAATATATCCAAGCTGAAGGTAAAGTGCCTGTTGCAATAAATGTAGAAGGTGACGCTGGTCTTGGTAAGACTTCAGCTGTTAAGCAATTAGCAACTGAAATGGGTATGGATATTATTAAATTAAATCTTTCTCAGATAGAAGAGTTAGGTGATTTAATTGGTTTTCCATTCAAAGAATTTGAAATGGTTAGAGAAGATGGTTTTACTAAATGGGTCCAAGAATCTTTAATGGAAACTTACATTAAGAATAAATATAAACCTACTAGTAATAGTAGAATGTCTCATGCTGCTCCAGAGTGGATTCAAGGTAAAGGTGAAGGTGGTTTCTTGATTTTAGATGATTATACACGTGCGGATTAACAAAATATGCAGTCTAATTGTGTTAGTGTGAATAATTTGATTATCTTTATGATATGGAAAAATTAAACATGCAAACACTTAAGATAGCATTAAAGTGTGTAGGAATCTATAAAATTAAAATTAATGATAAAGAGTACATTGGTAGCTCTTGTAATATTGGTCACAGGTTAAAACATCATTTGTGGTCTCTTGAAAATTTAAAGCATCATAATAGAACAATGCAAAACTTATATAATAAATATGGTAAAAATGAAATTTACTTTAATGTTGTAGAGGAATGCACTGATGATATTTTAATTGAAAGAGAAGCTTATTATATTAACACAATTATTCCTTATATAAATCATATACTAGATCCACAAACATTAGTGAGAGATGATATATGTAAACAAAGGATAAGTGATGCTAAGAAAAAAGCTTATGCAAATGGTTTAAAACCTCATAATCTTAAAGCAGTACATATGTATTCACTTGATAAAGGTGAGTATTTAGAAAGTTTTGAATCTCTTACAGCTGCTGCTAAATCTATTAATGCTAAAAGTATTAATGGTATAAAAGCAGTTTGTAAAGGTAATACATCTTCTGCAGGAGGATTTATATGGTCTTTTACTTATAACATTAATATGTTATATAGATTGAAAGAATATAGATTAGAACCAGTATTACAATATACTACTGATAATATTTTTATCAAAAAATGGGAGTCTATAAAACAAGCAAGTAAAGAACTTAGTATCTCTAATATTAATAGAGCAATATCTAAAGACTTAACAGCAGGTGGTTATAGATGGAAAAAAGCATAAAGTGGCTGGTCCGCAATAAATTCTGTGAACTCAGGGAAACTCCAGAGATGGACAATCCTGAGCCAAGCCTTACAGGGATGTAAGGAAGGTGCAACGACTAGTATATGGAGCCTAGAACAGGCAGTAAAATACCAAGAGCGCAGAACACATAGAAATATGTGATGATATAGTCTGAACTGTAGATATAATCTAAAAGAAACTACAGAATCATAGGATAAAGAGCCTATGAGATAACATAATGCACCGCTTTATGCAAGCAACAATGGAATTGATTGATCAGCAAGAATATATTTCTTGGAAGTTACCAAAGAACTGGCACATAATATTAACTTCAAATCCAGACAATGGAGATTATAATGTAACTGCATTAGATGTAGCTCAAAAGACTAGATTTATCTCAGTTGAAATTAAATTTGATATTAATGTATGGGCTAAGTGGGCTGAACAAGTAGGAATTGATGGTAGATGTATTAATTTTATGTTGATGAATCCAGAAGTAGTAACTCAAAAAGTTAATCCAAGAGCTATTACTACTTTCTTTAATGCTATTAGTTCTATTGAAAAGTTTGAAGAGCAGTTGCCGTTAATTCAAATGATTGGAGAAGGTTCAGTAGGACCTGAATTTTCTAGTATGTTCACTATGTTTATTAATAATAAGATGGATAAAATTATATCTCCAGCTGATATTATGACTAATGTAAATGAAGCATATGTAGTTGGAGCATTAAATGGAGCAATAGGTACTGGAGATGAATTTAGAGCTGATATCAGTAGTATTATTACTACAAGACTTATAAATTATTCATTGACACATGCAGCTAATCATTCTATAAGTGATGCTATGATAAACAGATTAGTAAAACTTACTACAGACTGTGACGCATTTACTAATGATCTTAAATACTATTTAGTGAAAGAGTTACTAGCAGGAAATAAACCTAAGTTTTCTAAGCTAATGATGAATCCACAAGTAGTAAAGATGGCTGTAAAATAGTAAAAGCATAAAACTGTTTCCCATAAAAAGGAGCATAAACACAATTAAAACAAATATAAAGCGGTGTAAAAGCCGCTTTTTTTAAAATTAAAATATATGAAAGAAATATTATTTATAGACATGAGTCTTGTAGATACTGATTGGTATGATTCTTATGATATGAGCAAGTTAGCTTTTAAATTTGAAGTAGATATTAAATTATGTGATTTTGATAATGTGAATAATAATAAAATATTCAATACAATATCAACAGGTTATACACCTGTATTAAATGATAAATTATTTTTTGCAAAAGGAGTTAATATTCCAAGAGTAAAACTTAAAAATCTTACAAAGGATTACAAAATTAAATCTACTACTAATTTAGCAGATGCAACAGCAATGTTTGTTTCAGAAAATAGTAATTCTAAATATACTACTCATGGATGGACATATACTGTTAATACTGTTGATTTTAAACAATATTTTCAAGATTACGTAGCTTTAGATTCAGGTGATACTTATTATAATGAAAAAGTAGATGATGCATTAGAATTTTATACTGAAGAATTAATTGCAATTTCTTATAATACAAGAGGTTTTCTTCAAAATGGAAATATTCCATTTAGATTAACATCTGGTACTAGTTATTCTTCTATAAGATATGATTATATACTAGATGAATATCTTAGTGCTTATCATGAAATAAATAATTCAGCTTTACCAGTATATGATGAATCAGAATTACTAAAACATCTTAATGGAAATGAAGCATTAGGTATTGATTCTGATATGTATGACAGCTTATGTGAAATGTTTAAAAGTTCTGATAATGATAATCACACAATGGCTATGGAAATTATGGCTAATTCAAATTTTGAAGATAGTGTGTTGTATCTTAGTTTACTATTTTATTCATACTCTGATAAAATGCAACAATGTAGAAGTAAAGGGCATGTAAATTTTAAATCATTATTATCTTTAATGACATTACCAAATTCATATTTTAGAATGAATATTGATGATGTTATGAATAAACTGAAAAAGCATAAGCAATTAACTAAAGAAAATATTGATATAGTGCTAAAGCTACACGGGGATGATATAACTAGAGGAGGTGATTCTATGTTTTTTAGAGTAAAAACTATTACTTTATGTACTGAATATCTTGAAGTTATGGATTTTAATTATACTTTTGTAGTGCAAGAAGACTTTATTGCATCATCCCCAGAAATTGAATTACCTGATTTAGAAGAAGAAGCAGTTGTTGCATCTATTGCAACAGAACCTGAAAAAATAAATAAAATCTTAATTGACTTTGATAATGTGAATCTAGAATTAAAAACAAACACTGATGACTATCTCTTATAATGAAGAATTAAATCAATTTTATAACAGTGACTTTTATTTTAGTTACTCAAGTATTAATAAGCTGTTGTATTCACCAGCAGCTTTTTATAGACACTATATCTTAAATCAAAGAGAAGATATGGTTGATGCTCATTTAGTAGCAGGGAAAGTAGTACATTGTTTATTACTTGAACCAAAGAATTTTGATAAAGAGTTTATAGTAATACCTAGTAATCTTCCAAAAGATAACAACAGGTTATTAGTAGATGAAGTCTTTAAGGTTTATCAATCACAACCTGATACTGATTTAACATTAACTGATTTCCCTGATTCAATAATTAATGTACTTGCAGGTATTAACTTGCACCAATCATTAAAAAATGATGAAGGTAGAATTGCAAAAATGGCAACTGAACAAAATATGCAATACTTTGAATTTTTAAAAGTAAAGCAAGGTAAAACTATTGTGGATCAAATCACATTAGACACAGCAAAAGAATCTGTAGAGTTATTAAGAAAGCATCCAATTGTGAGTGAGTTGATGCAACTTAATGGTGATATAGATGAGAATATTAAAATCTTTAATGAAGAAGGTGTACAGATAAAATCAAGTAAATATAAATTTGGTTTTAAAGGTATCTTAGATAATGTAGTCATGGACTATAATACTAAGACTTTATTCATTAATGACTTAAAAACAACTGGTAAGCCTATTCAGGATTTTCCAGACTCAGTGCAATATTACAAATATTGGATACAGGCCGTCATGTATAAACAATTGAGTTTGGGTAAATATCTTAAGGGTTTACCTGATATGCCTGAATGGAAAATTGTTATTACTTTTATTGTGATTGATAAAGCTAATTTAATTTATCCTTTTCAAGTATCAACAGAAACATTAAAGGTGTGGGAAGAAAACTTTAGAGAAATATTGACAGTTGTAGACTATCATTATACTAATAAGGATTTTACTCTTCCATATCAATTAGCAACCGGTAATGTAAAATTATAACAATTATGAGTATTAGTGCGCTTTATAAGAATTACTTTCAAAAGTCCAAGATATTTGTATATCCACTCTTGGGAATTAAAAAAGGTTCAAGTGTCACTCCAGTTCAAACTTATTTTGGCTGGAATGATTATGTAAAACCTGAGGATATGAAACTAGTAGCAATTTTTCATGAAAGAAAAGATCAAGATTATCTTAATTTTGAGAAAAATGTACTGTTAAAACATAATAGACTAAGTGATTATATTAAACTAAATGATACTGAGGTATTATATACATTTGATTTTTCTGATATGAAAGATGATTGGATGCATTTAATCAATGGTAGATATAGTAAGATGAATCCCACAGTTAAGCGCAAAATAAGAGACCATTTTGATAAGAATGGAAGCAATTTCATGTATATGGATAGTTTTTTATTTCCTGAAAAGTATTTTAATATTTATTCTGAGTTACTTGATATCCCAGAAGAGACATTAAGAAGTGTAGGAGAATTATGTACTATACCAGACATGGAAAAAGAAATATTAATAGTAAATGTAGAAGAGTTACAAAAATTAAATAAAGATTTAAAATAAAAATTATGACAGGAGAAAACACAATGACATTAATTAGTTCAGAATGGAATGGCCATAGTACATTCAGAATGATCCCAGTATCTAATGATTCACCTTATGTAGAGTGTATCTATGATTTGACATCAGGATTATTTGTTATCATAGGTAAAGTAACTAAAACTACATTACACATGTTACCAAAACTAGATGAAAATGGAGACCCTACTGCTACTAAAGCATTGAGACCTAATGGTAGAAATGTAAAAGAAGAAAGAGTGTCAAGTGAAACATTTCAAGAGTACTACTTAGATAACAAGTTAGATATTAAAAATCTAATTAACTATATAGGTATTAATGCTAAAGAGTTTGACTTTCAGACTACATTAGCTAAAGCAGTACAACCTGCAAAATAATTAAATAATTCACAGAGTGTCATTACTGATGCTCTGTGTTTTTAACTAAATAGGGGGAAACAGCTTAACTGAATATGGATTATGGGAGAAACAGCTAAGACCCACTGGGTAATGGATTATGAAACTATGATTGACTGTTTCATAGGATGCTTTGAAAGCATAAAATCAGATGAAAGACATGTATTTGTTGTACATGATTTACAAAATGATTTTGATGATTATATTCAATTTATTAAAAGAAATATATTACATGATGAATGGCATGTATCTTATAATGGATTAGGATTTGATGGTCAGATAACTGAATATATAATTCAGAATGCTGAAAGTCTATCCTATATGTCAGGTAGTGAAATTGCTAACTGGATATATGATAAAGCACAGCATGTAATCAATAAACAAAGTAGTGGAGAATTTCTAGATTTTTATGAAAAGACAATGAGCATAAAGCAAGTAGATGTCTTTAAGTTAAATCATTGGGATAATCCAGCTAAAAGAAGCTCACTAAAGTGGATTCAGTATAGTATGGATTGGGAAAGCATACAGGATATGCCTATACACCATACTACCAAAGTGACCACATTTGATCAGATTGATGAGATAATTGGTTATTGTTGGAATGATGTAAAGTCAACTAAGCGTATAATGATGCTTAGTAAAAGTCAAATTGCTTTACGGAAGACATTAACTGAGGAGTATAACATTCCTTTATTCAGTGCATCTGAGCCAAGAATTAGTAAAGAGTTATTTTTACATTTCTTGAGTGAGAGTACCGGTATTAAAAAATATGACTTAAGACAATTAAGAACTAAAAGAGAAAGTATTACAGTAAAAGATATAATACTTGATTATACTGAATTTAAAACTGCAACTTTTCAAAAACTATTAACAAGATTTAATGAAATAATTGTATATCCAGAAAACACAAAAGGAGGATTTAAATATAGTCTGAATTATAAAGGTGTTAAAACTGATTTTGGTTTAGGTGGTATTCACGGTGCAAGGAAAAGTGGTATATATGAGTCTGATAAAGATGTTATTATTATGACAAGTGACGTAGTATCATATTATCCTAACTTAGCAATCAGAAATGGTTGGTCTCCTGCACATTTACCAAAAGCAGAGTTTTGTGAGTTATATGAATGGTTCTTTAATGAAAGAAAAAAGATAAGTAAAAAAGATGTAAGGAATTATGTATATAAGATTATTCTTAATTCAACTTATGGATTAAGTAATGATGCTAATAGTTTTCTGTATGACCCAGAGTTTACTATGCAAATTACAATTAATGGCCAGTTAAGTTTATGCATGCTATATGAGATGATATGTGAGGAGATTCCTGATGCATATCCTTTAATGCAAAATACTGATGGTCTAGAAACTATTATACCTAGAGAATATCAAGATAAATATCTAGAGATTTGCAATAGATGGGAAAAGATAACTAATCTTCAATTAGAACATGATACTTATAGTAAAATGATTCTTGGAGATGTAAATAACTATATAGCAATACATGATTACAAACCTGTAGACATAGATAAATATAATGAAGTAAAGCAAGAGAACCCGCATTATCTTTTTAAAGAAGAAGGTGATAAGTTCTATTATGCTGCAACTAAGTGTAAAGGTAGATTTGAGTTTAATAATCTTGCCTTACATAAGAATAAAAGTTTTTTAATTATACCAAGAGCAATATATTATCATTTTGTACACGGTATTAAACCTGAAGCTTTTTTACTTACTCAGACTAATGTGTATGATTATTGTGGAGGAGTTAAGATCAAAGGTGACTGGGAATTTATTGAAGAGAAAATAGAAAACTCTGAGTATTCAGCTACAAAACTACAGCAGACTATTAGATATTATATATCTGAGAAAGGGTCTAAAATTATTAAGACAAATAAAACTGATGGTAGAAAGATACAAGTTGAAAGTGGTAAGTGGATGCAAACTGTATTCATTAACTATGTAGAAAAACCTTTTGATGAATATTTAATCAATAAGCAATTCTATTTACAAAAAATCAATAAAGAAATTAACCAGTTAGCACCAAATAGTAATCAATTAAAATTATTTTAAAATGGCAATAAGAACTAAAGACTGCACAAAAGAATATTTAACTAGTGTAGCATTACCAAATCATGCAGAGTCATATACTGTTATCTCACATGAATTTATTATTAATCATACTATGGAGCAATTAACTCTCCATGGTTTCACTGTAGAAAAAGAAACATACAGATCTAATTCTGATGGCTCTATTGCTCAAGGTATATATTATATTAATTATGATAAAGATCCTGAGATAGGATTAATGTTTGCATGGTCTAATAGTTATAATAAACTAATGAGATTTAAATGTGCAATGGGTGGTTATGTGTTTATATGCATGAATGGTGTAGTAGCCGGAGATATGGGTTCATATGGAAGAAAACATCTTGGAACTGCAGACACTGAAACTGTTAAAGCAATCATTGAGCAAATTAGTAATGCAGATGTATACTTTGACAGAATTGTAGCTGATAAAGATACAATGAAGAAAATTACTATTACTGAAAGAAAACAAGCTGAATTATTGGGTGTATTATACGCAGAGTATGAACTTCTTACTAATGAGCAGATATCTATTGTAAAACAACAAATGGATAAACCAGGTTATGACTACAACTGTGAGATAAATTCATTGTGGGCATTTTATAATCATGTTACTTATGCATTGAAGAAATCACATCCAAGAGACTGGATGGATGACCAGAGAAAATTTCACTGGTTTATTGCATTTGAATTTGATTTAATTAACTTTGTTGAAGATGCAGAATTAGTTTCTGTAGATCCATTAGAGTTAAACTATGGTCAACCTGAGAATCAGTTAAACATTCTTACTGAGATTGAAAAAGCTGAAGTAGATGCTGAGTTATTACAAGTTGTTGAAGAAAGGGAAGAAGCTGAAAGAGATGTTCTATTCTATGAAGATCCAGCAGGTAATACTTTTGAAGCACCTATAGTTGATGATATTGAGATTCACATTGAGTCTGATGAAGAGTATAATGCTAGAGTAGCTGCAATAGAAGGTGAACCTGAATTAGTTGAACCAGAAAGATTATCTTTAGATGATATTCTAATAAGAATACCAAATGCTGAGAAAATAGCACTTGAAGAAACACTTGAAGTAGAAGAGGTTAAACCTGCTGAAGCTGAGGAACTTATACAACTACAAGAAAAGTTAGATAAAAGAGAAATTAAAGTTATAGCAAAAGGTATACTAGAAGATGATGATTTTAATTTTGATTTTAATCTAGATGATACTGATGATGACACATTAGGAGGAGAGTTCTTCCTATAAAAGCACTTGCTCCAAGGGAGTATAGTTAAACAAATATATCAATTAGGAGGTACAGCAATGTATCTCCTTTTTTAAACTTGATATATTTAAATAATAAAGATTTAAACTTAAAGGAGAGAGCCATAACGGTTCTCTCCTTTTTTTTTCCTACTTGCCTTGCCCCCGATAACCTTTCTTATAGAGCTTTGATTTCTTAAGCTTAGATGTACCATTCTTAGAGTGTACACCTGGTCTTGATACTTTTACTGAAGCACTTGCGCTTCCTGTTGTTTTACCTGTCATTGTGTTTATTTTAATAGTGTAGCTTTAAATGATTTAACTGCTGCTTCTGGATTAAAATTATATCCAGAGAAACCCATTAGTTTAAGAAAGTATGCCCAAGATTTATTATCACCTTTATTCCATACACCTTCTTTTCTTTGATAACTTAATTTTTCAGGACTCCATGTAAATAAAAATTGATCAACAAATTTTGTCATTCTTTCTATTGTACTAACCATAGCTGATGGAGATTTAACAGTACGATAAGCATCTTGAGGAGATATATATGATGCAGTTTCAGATTGCATTCTAGATAATTCATACAACATAAAATTGTATACATATCCTTTTTTCTCATCATCATCATCACCAAAAGCATGCATTAATAACATTATAAAAGCAGTTGTTCCAAATATGATTACTGTTTCAGCCATTACTCTTTTGATTTGTGCTTTTTCAAAAGGTGTATATGTTGACCAGTTCTGCATCATATTAAGTTTCAGCTTAGCCAAATCTTTTAACATTGTATTATAAAAAGTTATATAGTAACCTTCAGTTACAGCACCAAGTTCTTGATCTACTTGAAGTTTACCATATCTTCTTTTATAACCAGGTATAAGATGTTTTCTATACATGATAGCTAATCTACCTACTGAATATCTTTGTGCAGTACCTTTATCAAAATCATTATAGACACCATGTAATTTTTTACTTATTGCATGTATTCTATTTTGTAAGTCAAGTTTCTTTGTATTATTGAAATCTGTATTTTTATCAAGTTCTTTAATGCCGTATTTAGTATATGCATCTAAAAGAGAAATTGTTTCTCCAGTATTAGTATCAGTTACTTTAGTTGCTTCCATTAATGCAAACATTGCAGATACTTGTATCTCATGCTCACCAAAATGCTGATTAAAGAATAGTGTATCTGTTCTCATTAACTTAGCAAATACACTACCTGAAACATTTTTACCATACTGATCTTTATAGTTACCTTGCATTGGGTCATAATGATTTACAAGATTACCTACTAATGAATCAGGTGTTGGTTTACCAAAATCAGAAAGAAATGAGGTTACATTTTTTGCATAATACAATTTACCTTTTCTTAAATCTTTTCTACTGAAAAATTCAGATGAGTTAGCTTCAATAATTAATTGGATATTACCTTGTAAATTATTTGCAACACCTTTAAGTAAATCTGCAGCAATACTTGTTATAGCAGAATAACTTAAAGCAAGATTTGTTAATTTACCCATAGAATAACTTCCAATTACTTCAGCTTTTTGCATTTCATTATATAATTGCATATTTATAAATGCATCTACATGTTTTTTAGAATTTGCTTCACCTTGTTTTTTAATAGTAGATTTAATACCAAGTTTATTTGCAAGTGCATCTAATACTTTAACATCTTTAGAAGTAGTTACAGCAACTTCTCTATCTCCTATAATGGCTTTAAACATTGATGTTTCTGCTGAGATATTATTTACTGATTCATATTTATTTGCCATTTGAGAATAAAGTTCTACAGATCTTATTAAATCTAAACTTACTTCATCAGCATCCATATCTTGAGTATAGTATACGGGTATAAACTTTGCACTTTCATTAGATAAATCTGAAACACCAAATTCAGGTTCATCTCCTCTTATAGTTGTTGCATCTTCAAATTTATCTTTTATAACACTTTTAATACTACTTCTTTCTATAGTACGTTTATGTATTGATGGTAAAACATAACCCATTTTTTGAGTATCTGGTACTTTTTCTTGAGCATCAAGATATAGATTTAATAAAAATGAATGGTATTCCCCTTTAGCATTTTTAGGTTTATCATTTTTATCATACAAAGCTTCCCATTTTTTATTAAGATATTTATCAGCTGGCTCACTAAATTCTTTCATATAAATCTTAGTACCATTATCTAAGATTTTTAAAACAGATTTATGCCATTTATCATAATCTTTTTGATTCCAAGCACCAGAATTTAGTAATTTATTTTTTTCAGCAAGAATTTTATCAATTTCTGCATCACTTTTCTTTTGTGCATTCTCAGCATACCAGTCTCTTATTATAGTAGTTTTATTAGCTTCATAATCAGATTTTGCTCTTAATTGAGCAGGTGAAAGATCAGTACCTTTAATTGGATTAGTATATATTTTATTTAACTCTTTATTATAATCACTCATACGGTATTTTTGTACAAAAGCCATTTTTTTAGTAATAACAGGTTCACCATTCTTATCTGTACTATAAGATGATAATACTTCATATAAACCTTCATTAAACTTAGCTGGATTGTCTCTGCTTTCTGCTTGACTATCTTTATATTTTGTAAATGCTTTACCTGCAAGTTTTGCTATATCTATATCCAATTGTCTTGCACTTTCAAATTCTGTTTTAACTGCTCTTGCAAATAAACCTAATGAAGCATCTGCATTAGTTATTAATGGTCCAAACCAAAATTCCATTGAACCTTCATCTTTAGCAGCAAATTTTAATAAATCTTCCATTGACTCTTGAGTCTGTGTAAAAGATCTATATTTAGTAATTCTATCTGTTATCTGTTTAATTTTTTTATCATTAGCATTTGCAGATGTTTTTTCAGCTTCTAATTTTTTTATTAATGCATTTACTTCATTATCAATTGCTTCATCTAAATTTAAATTTTTATAATTAAGTAAAAATGAGGCCATTAATGGTATACCCTGTCTTATATATTGTTCTTTAACTGCTTTTTTTATTGAGATTGCATCTGTTAACATTTCTCTTATAGTTTTACCAGTTTCTTCAGAGACTTGTTCTTCTCCTTCTTTTGCAGTAAAAAAACTATATATATCAGCTTTAGAAATTTCATCAAGAATACTATAACCACTAGCAAAATTATTTAACTTAGTAAGTTCAGCAATTTGATTTTTTTTAAAATCATCTGTGCCATCATCTTTTTTATTAATGATAGCTTTCATTAATTTTTCAATTTCTAAAGCTTTTTCATAACTGTCTTTAACAAACATGTTAATAGAATTAATACCTTCAAGATGTCTAAATTCTTCAATTAATTTTTTTTGTCTTTCTTCTTTTTCTTCTTGATTAATTAATTTTTGACCTTGAAGTATTTTTAATTGTTTTTCTAAATATCCCCAAATACTATCCACCATAGTAGATATATCATCTTTTTTTACTTCAGCATTATCAGTTAATTCATCAGGTATATAATTTAAATCTTTATTATTAGCAAAACCTTGTTTAATCCATTCTTCTTCAGCTCTAGTATCATTTCCATTTACTGAGTTAAGTATTTTTACATATTCTTTGCTGGTTTTAATTGGGCAATACATATTGTTTAGAATTTTTAATTAACACAAATTTTTAAGTACTTTAACCATTATTTTGACTAACTCAGATTCAGTAGTAATTACTTCTAATTCATCAAATATATCATTAATGTCAATACCTTTATAAGCAAGTTGTTCTTCTGTAAATAGATTTAACATAGTATCATTTACAAAAGAATTAAATGCTTTTTGATTATATGGTTTTAAAGATACTGGTTCTTCTACTAATTCCATAGTATCTAGGTCAATATTTTTTAATAATACTATTTTACCTGATAAATCTGTTATATCATATGTATCATTATTATTTAAAATAGCTTTTGAACCACCAATTATAACTGATTTTGGTTTTTTACCAGTCTTCTCAAATTCTTTTTTATATTCAGTTTGAATAGGGTATTCTTCTATGTATTCTTCATCTACTTCTATTTCTGCTTCTTCTCTATTTTCCTGATCAAATAAAGCTTCATCACCATTATAAAAACTAATATCTCTTTCATCAAAATCTACTTCACCAGACATCATTGCTAACTCTTCTTCTATTTGTAATTGAGCATTATATTTTTCATCAACAATACTATCAAGAACTTTTTCAGAAATGTTTATTACAACTATATCTTTATCAAAAACACTTTTACTAGCTAGTTTAGGATATTCATTATTAATATCTTTTAAGATTCTTTCAGCATTAAAGTCACTATGTGTAGTATCTCTATACCCACCTAGTTTTTTATCAATTTCTTTATTTAAATCTTCTTTAATTTGTAGTTTACAAGCCATAATATTATTATTAACAAGATTTTTTATAAAGTGAAGCTGCTTCTAATATTCTTTCTTTAGTTAAAGAATTTAATACAGATTCATCACCTACAGTTTTTCCAGAATCAATTATTCTATTATCTGAAAGCACATAATAATTTTTTTTATCAAAGGTAGACACTCTTAATGTACCATCTTGTAATTCTTTTCTAATATACACTTTATTTTTAATAGTTTGTTCAGTTAATTCTTTACCGTTACCATAATATATTTTACCATCTGGTTTAATTGTGAAAGTATATTGATTTACTATTATATTTCTTTCTTCTGGTACTGGATTTTCAGTTGTGCCTTCTCCAGTTTGTCCATCTGGTTCTTCTTCAGTTACTGAAGCTTGTCTTTTTGCAACTGTTTGTATTTTTTCAAGTGCAGGTAAATTTGGATAAATCTTTTTAAGTTCAGCATGTAGTAGAGTTGAAAGGTAATTTCTATTTTCTTCCCATATATTTAAATCAAATTCAGGTGTACCATATATAAGATTTTCATTTCTAAATCGCTTTTCTATAAGTAATATTAAACCTTTCATTTTATCTGAGCTTTTAGTAAGAACAGTATCAAGTACATCTTTACTAATTCTATAATTATTTAGTAAATCCTCAATTTTAATAAATAATGAATTAAATTTACTAGCCGGTATGACTGCTTTAAGTTTTTCATAAGGTATTTTATAATTATAATCAAAAACTTTACCTACTGGAGCTTGTTGTTGAGTAGATGGTTGAGTAGTAGGTTTAAATATAATTGAACCATCAATGTAATTATTTACATTAGGGTCATTAGCAATCATCATAGCTGCAATTTTATCAAAAGTAGATGTATTCATCTTATTAGAAATAAATTCTCTAGATGCTGGTTCTACTATTTCAAAGTATGTAGTATCAGGAAGAACATAACTAAGACCATATTTAGTGTTACCTACTCCATTCTGTAAAACAGATATAAGAGGTAATATCTTAAACATGTCTGATATTTTTTTATTCTTAACTGGATCTTTTACTTTAATAACATTTTCATCAGCAAGATCAATTAAGTTTTGATGATAACTATCAGATAGTGCTCCTTTTACTACAGGTTTATTGTTTAATGTTAATACAGATATCTGACCTTTAATTTGCTTAGTTTTAGAATCAAATATATTTACCGGTACATCAGTAATCTGTTCTAGTACTGAATACAATTCTTTTAAGTGAGTATTTTCACTTATCATACTCATAAATCTAGTCACATATGCTTGGTGATTTAAAGAATTAAATAATTCTGGTACACCTGGGAATGACTCTTTAGTAGTTATTATCTCATTTAATCTGTTTTGATAAATATAATTTACCATTGCTTGTTTAAATGATGTGATAAAATTAGTTATGCCATCTGCTCCTTCACCAAATTTAAGTGGAATGTTATTATTATTAATATAATTAAGTAAATAATCAGATACTCTTTTATCATCTGTTAATGGAAATAAAGGTTCTACTAAATCTTGAGTAATAACATTATCAAAGAAAGATCCTAATATAGACTCTTCTCTTAATTTTCTTACTAAATCTTGATCTATTTTAGATGACCTAGATAAAATATCTAAACCAATTTTTCTTTGCATGATCTCCTGTATAGTTTTAGAAGTAGCAGTATCAGGATTTGACTGTCTTTTAAGATCAGCCATATCTTTTATTTGCCTTTCATATTCTAGGTAATGTAAGAACATTGCAATAGCTTTTGGACTTGTAGTATCATTACTTTCCATTGTCTCTTTTAAATCAGCTGTAGTAAACTTATCCATACCTTCAGTTGCTGCAAGTACAACATCTTTATAGTTTGGAGTAGACATTGGGTGATAAAACGCATTATTAGGATCTGCAATTATACTTTTAAATATTACATTACCTTTAATATCAAGTAATGCATCAGTATAGTCTAATTTAATCTCACCTTCAGTAATAAATTTTTTAAATTCTTTAACAGTAATTTCAAATGAATCTTTATTATTTTTTGGTTTTACTTTTATAATAGTATTAGGATTAAGATTATCTAATGTATTATTTAATCTATTTTCATTTGCTTTAAAAATAGCTTGACTAATATCAGTTTGTTTTAATGTAGCTTGAAGAGCATTATATTTTGCATTTTCATCAGGTAATGTTTCTTTACCAGTAAGATTTGCATATGTACTAGCATATAGTCTTTGTTGATTTGCATATTCTTTTACTAATGGTTGAGATATAAAATAAACTGCTTGTCTTTTTGGGACACCAGCTTTAAGTAAATTCAACAACATTGGTATAAGTTCTTTATTAGCTTGAATAAAGAAAATCCATGCATCTTTCTCAACATCCACAGAACCATTCATTAAATGTGAAAATAAATCTGCTATTTTATCTTGGCCATCTACACTATTAATACCTGATAAAGAAATTCTTCCATCTTCAGTTTTATTATGATCAAGTAATAATCTCATATCATAGATTATACTTTTATCATCTTCATATTTTTTAGTCCTTTTATTTTTAACTGAACCATAATATGTTTTTGGTAAAGCAGCACCTAATGCTGTATACAATGGATGTAATGCATTTTCAAGAGCAATAATACCTAATACATCTTTCCCTGTCATATTATAATCATGTTTAGCTAGATTATAACCTACCTCTAATGTATTTGTTGGACTAATAGTTTTATATCTTCCATATTCAGGTGAAGAGTCTACTAACTCATCTGCAATATCTTTCATTAAGTAAGTTTCATTTGGTCTTACTAATGTAGCATAATTATCAGGTAGTTGTAATATACCTCTGATAGAATCAATTAATCTATTTTCAATTGCTTTTTTCTGTAATGCAATTAATTTAACTACTTCAGCTTTATCACCTTTAGATTCTGCATTTGCAATTAATTTTTTTAATGTTTCCTCAGATATATTAGATGTTACATAATTACCATTTTCATCTATATTAGGCATGAATGTAGTAAGCTTATCAACATCATAATCTGCTCCTGATTTAGCAACAATTTCTGATGGAGGAATAATAATAGAACCTGCAGCTGGATCTAAAAATTCATATACTTCCATAAACTCCATAGAGTTCATTCCTTGTACAGGGATCCTTACAGCTGATAAAGTAACAGATTTCCGGTTATTGCCTTTATTTAACCACTCATCATTTTTAATTAATACATTTAATCTTTCTCTTGTACCTATTTCTACACCATCAAGATCTTTCAGTTTTAAAAGATTTTTAAAATCACCTTGTAATGCAATAGCAACTTTCATTGCAGATGTATTACCATTTTCACCTGGATTATAGAAAGGTAAGTTATTAGTACCTAAGTATTTTTCTATTTCTGCAGTTTGAGCTTTTTCAAATTTAAAACCTGAATCCCATAATCCATTAGTTAAAGAACTAGCAACCTGTACTAATGCTTCACCTTTTACTTTTTGTTTTATGATTCTTTTTTCAACAAGTGATGTTATCATTTTTTCAATGTCTCCTGAAAGCATATGTAATGATAAATCTTTTGTTAAAACATTATTAGAACCAACTTGAATATAGTCAATTAAATGTTCTGGTAAATCTTTTCTAGTAAGTTCTCTTTGAACTACATCCATGAATTTAGTTATATTACCACTAACATATTTACCATCTTTATATTCATAACCAATTTCATTTAATAATTCAGTTTTTAGTATTTCAGTATAACCATTTACAGCATCTTCATAAGCTTTAACAAATGGTGCATATTCTTGATTAACTAATTTACCATTCTCATATAAACCTTCAATAATAAGTTTTCTTAACTGAGTAGAGAATACTGTTTTACCTTTTAATTTAATTGGAACAGCTGTAACATTTTTAAGATATGCTAAGTATATTGTATTTGGAGTAAAAGCAATATCTGATTTTAATGTTTTTTGAGCACCATTATCATCATATATCTGATCTGCTACTGCTTTACCATCTTTATTTAATTGAGATGTTACACTACCTACTTTAGAACCAGTTTGGAATGTAGCATATTGTATATTACCTTTCATCATTTGGTGATGTAATGACTCTAAATCAGAACCAACAATAAGTGATGGAATTAATGGCATCAATGCAAATTTATGCATTGCATTAACCGGTAATGGTGTATTAGCTAAATGGCCAAAGTGTTGTAATTTATATACAGGAAAGATTTGTGTTATATCTTCAGTACTAACTTCTTTACCACTAATTACTTTTTGGAATAAATCTTCTTGTTCAGATGACCAATTCTTTTCAGCAAGTCTTAATAGACGGTATGCATCAATAGTTATATAACCTTGACCATCACCCTCTTCCATATCTTTATATGGTTTTAATTCTTTAAGAAGTCTTTTATCAATTTCTGCTTGAGATAATCCTCTGTTTTTATAATCTTCTCTTAGACCTTTTTCAATATTTTTAACATATACTGAACTTCTTTTAACTTCCTGCATAATAGCAGTATTATAAGTGTTACTGTAACTAAATGGAGCATAATCACTACCAAATTCATCCATAGTTGCAAGTTTAGCACCATATGATGTACCTTTAATTAAGTCACTATTTAAAAAGTTTTGAGTATAAAGATCATCCATGAATCCTCTACCACCTGAAGTAGAACCTGGATTTCTTTTATGTAATTCTTGTTTAGCATGATTATACTGTACAATATCACCATATATTAAACTAGCAGTCTCAAAATTATGAATCCATGCATTCATTGTATGTGCTTTAATAAGCGTAGTTTCTTCATCATCTGTTGATAATTCATAAACTTTTAATTTATTTGTTAATGCTGGGTCAATCCATTTAGATTTTTGAAAATCTTTCTTGTTATCAGCAGACTGTCTTTCAAAATATGCACTTACTTGCTCAGTTATATCTTCTTTTAATTTAGGGTCTGACTCTAAATAATCAAGTAATTTACCATCTTTTACTTTTTCAATTATCTCTTCTTTAGTATCTTTAGTTAATATATTATCAAATGCAGTAAAGAACTCACCAGCCATTCCAAGAACAGTTTTACCATCTGCAGATTTAATTTCTCTATTATAACCTACATATTTTTTATACTCTTCTTTATTTCCTCTTATTTTTTGTATTCTAAGTAACTCAGCTTGGATATAACCTAAAAATATATTATCAACAGCGTATTGATTAGCATCTCCTCCTGGTTTAAATTTTTCAATGTCAACATATAAGTTTAACTTATTAGACTTCATACCAAATGATGATGACTTAGAAGCATGTCTCATAAATTCTTGGAAACCTGATTTTAACATCATGTTTAATTCTTGAATATATTTACTATGTACATCAAGAGAAGTAGTATTAGCACCATCAAGATTTACTATTTGAGTACCAGACACCATTACAAGATCTAACTTAGCATCTCCTCTTCTTGCCCATGTATTTTCTTCAACCTCAAATATACTTTTAAGTAATTGTGATTGCTCAGTAAAACCGTTTATCAATGGATTAAGGTAACTCATATAGTTATATCCTTTATTCATCCATAAATCTCTACCATTTTTAACATTGTTAATAGCATCTACTATCATAGTAACACTACTATCTTCTGTAAATTCATTTACAAGTTTTTTCTCTGCATTTAATACACTAAAACTTGCATAATTATTACCATATTTACTTTGTAATTTTGCTAAGTTTTGTATTACAGCTTTTTCACTTGTAGTAGTTTTATATATACCTGCAGGTATTTTACCATATAATGCATCAATAGGATTATCTATGAATTTTTTAATAAATTCTTTTTGCTCATTATTACTAAGTTTAGAATCTTTATTTAATGTATCAACTGCTTTTGCAATTTGATATATATAAAAAATACTATAGTCTTTAGAACCTAATTCATCTTTAATACTTTTTAAATCTTGTAAACCAATTCCTAATGCATTAACAAATTCAATCTGTTGTGCAGGTAAAGCAATAGATGCAGTAGTAGGAAAAGCTTTAATTAGTGTATCAAGTTTTAATGCTGATTTATTATTTTCATTTTTACTGATATATTTAGTTTCTGCAGATGAATTAAATGCACTCTTAAAACTATTTATAATATTTTTAAATTCAATTGAAGCATCAGTTACTTCAGATTTATAATTACCTGTTTCTTTATCTGTATCAACTGTTAATTGAACATATCTTATTAAAGGTTTTTTAAAATCTTGCCAAAATGCTGCTTTGATATTAAATTCTTGTAATGTTTTAATATTTCTTGGATCTGGGAATTTATTATTTACAAGTTGTGCTAATTCTGGATAAAAAGGTATAGCTTCTTGAAGTTTAAGATACATTTTAACTGGATTCTTTTCACCTCCAATTACTTTAGTAACTGTATTCCATATTTTACTAAAGTCAACTAATTCTGGAAAACCTAATGGCCCTTCTACTTGTTTACCATCAACTATTTTAAATAGACTTTTTAGAATGTAAAGAGTTTCTTTTTCAGCTAATTGTAATAATGATTTTTCACCTACTTCACTTTTAGATACTGCTTCAGATTCTTCAACAACTTCTGTACCAGTTTTATCTTCATCTATTTCAGTTTCTTCTTCATTTATTTCAATGTACTTTTGTTTAATTAAATCAAATGTACTGTGTTCTTTATGAAACTCTAATACATTATCCCAATTAGCAAGTGCTTCTTCTATTATTCTTATTTTATTATTTAATAAACTTCTTTTATTAAAATCTTCTTGAGGAGTAGTTTCTAGTTCTGTTTTGAATTTATCAAGTCTTTTATTAAATCTTAATTCAATTCTAGCATAAGCTTCTTTTTTATTTTTATCAATAGTTAATATCTGAATAGTTCCAGTTTTATTTACTGTTACTATATTTCCTGCTAGATCTTTAACTTTATTAATATTTTTATTAAGTCTATCATTATACACTTCATCAATAATCTGTGATAAAGCAGAATCAATTTGATTTGATACCTTAAGACTATCTTGATAATTTAAAACAAGTTCTTTTGTTTCAGTGTTGACTATACCTCTTGCTCTATTAAGAGTGTTGAACATATGGTTATCAACAAGTGGAGTATATTTGTTTAAAAGCTTAGGGTTTTTACTTGCAAAAAATAATTTCTCAAATAACTCATCTTTAGTATTTTGTTTACCAAATAATGCTTTAATGAAATTCCAGATTTTTCTGAATAAACTATTTCTTGTTGGCCCATCTTTTATAGTTTGAGGATTTTTAGCATAATCTCTAAAGTCTTCAGCAATAATTTCTTCTACTTCAATTGGAGAAAGATCATAGTTATTTAATCTTTTTCTTGTCTCAGCATATAACTTAGTTTTTTGATCCTTAGTTAAATATAATTGAGAAAATGCATGCCAAGCTTCATGGTATAAATCTACAGCAGAACTACCAGTAGCAGTATCTAATTGTATTTTAGTATCCTCTAATCTTTTACCTGCTATAATAAATCTTGCATAAACATCAGAGTTAACAATGTTAGCCATGTGCTCAAGTTTAATAAGTTTAGATAATGGAGAATTATCCCACCATTCTTGAGCAGCAGTAATTTCTTCTTGAGTAACATTATTAGGTAATTTAGCAGATCTATTTAAATCAAATGCATCACTTATACCAGTTGTATCATCAGCTTGACCAACTTTATCTGGATTAGTAAGTGGTTTATCTTTTTCAGCTGCTTTTTGTTGTGGAGTAACAGTTGCTTTAGGAGTTTTTGGTTTTAAGGTAAAATCAGTTTGACTTACTTGACCTATTTTTTTATCTCCTTTATATATTGATATCACATCAGTTATAGTAGGAGATACATCATTAACTATAAATGTTACCGGATCACCAATTTTTATACCTGCAATTGGTTTACCATCCTCATATCTACCTTCTACACGTACACCATCTATCATCATTTCAAATGTAGCATCTGTAAGTGCTTTACCACTGTATATAGTACCAGATAAATCTTTATTAACTTTTAATTTAGCAACAAGGTTATCTTTAGTTTCTTTAATTTTATCTACAGGAGTAGATGTTGTTGCTTCTTTAACTTCTTCTGTTTCAGCAATAAAATCTTTATCAATTCTAAATTGAAAATATGGATTATTTACTGCTTTATCTTTATCATTTTTTTCAGTATCTGGTTTTAAAACTTTTAAGTCTAATCCATTAAGAAAATCTTTATATGACTTAGCTATAAGTTTATCAGTAGTACGGTCATATGTATAAAATTTACTGACACCTTTACTTATAAGTAAATCTTTATTATAACCCATGGTAGTAGCATAAATTTCTGTTTCACCATTAGTTTTAACATATGTACTTTCATACAATAAACTGTCAATTATAATTTTTTCAGCACCAGAAGCTGATAAATCAAATAATTGAGCACTTTCAGAAGACTTAGTTCTATATTTAGCTGTTAATTCTTTTGTTACTGAATCATAAAATACAAGTAATTTTCTTTTATCTCTATTAATATTATTATTAGTAAACTGTAAATAAAAATTATTTTTCTGTTCATTAGTTAATTTAGGATTTACTAATACAGCAGCAATTTGATTTATGTATTCTTCAGGTAAATTAGGTCTATCAATTGTATAATAAGTATCATTTACATATACTTGAGCAGTAAATTTATCTGGATTAATTTGAAGATCTAAATCTTCAAATGTTTTTTTACTACTAGTAAGAAAGTCATCTAATGTTGTACTTGTTTCAGAAAAGAAAACATCAGTAATACCAGCACTAATATCTGTTATGTTTAATAATTTAGGTTTATCTGCACGTGCATCATCTCTTAAATTTTGTAATTCTTTAAAGCTTTCTTGTTGTTTATTATCTACTGCAACAAGTAATTCTTCATATGTAGTACCCTGGTCAATTAACCATTTTTTATATGACTCCATACTCATTTTACTATTATGAGCATCTTTTTCAATTAATTCTGCAGGTGAAAGAATTCTATCTTCTAAACCATATATGTCTGTAACTCTTAATTTATTAGAATCTTTTTCAGTTCTTACATCTCTTAAAAATTGATATACAATTTGACCACCTTCTTCTTTAGTAGATATGTTTCCATTTTCATCAAAAAATAATTCTACACCATTTTCATCAGTTACTACTAATGCAATTATATCTTTAGCAGGAGTTACATCTTCTAGACTAGTACCTTGATCTACTATTGAATTACTTTTTATTACAAATGCAACAGTAGTTTTATCAAGTAAATTTTTAGCATTAAGACTTAATAATTTTACTGTTTTTAATTTTAATACTTTACCTTGATAAATTAATTCAGGTCCACCTTCTTTTCTTACACCTTTTTCTTTAATCTTTCTTATTGCTCTATATATTCTTTCTTTATTAGGATCTTTTTTTTCTTTAGCTCCAGTGTCTTTTTCATCAGGTTTTCTAGTAGAAAGTTCTTGCATTGTAGAAGTTAAAGCATCATCTGCTTGCCATCTAAATGGATCATTAAGTATATCAGTTAATTCATCACCTTGATCTGATTCAGGAGTATTTATTATACCTTTTTCTATTTCCATACTGATTTCTAAATCTGCTAAAGTAGCTTCAGGTTTAAAATATTTTAATGTTTTAAATAATCCGTTTTCTGTATTTTTAAAGTTATTTATTAATTCCCTATTAATATTTAAATCAAAATTAACATTTCCTAATTCATCTTGTTCAAGTGCCTCTTTCATTAAAACAGGTACAACTTGTAAAAAAGTAGATGCTGTATTAATATCTGCTTTTTGTTCTATTTTTTCAAATAGGTCAGTCATAAATGCTTCTTGATTAAAAGAATTATCCTCTAAAGAATTAAGCATTTGTTTATATATTAACTTATATAAATTTTCAACTTGTGTTGGTGATAATGAACAGTTTACCATAATATTAACAATCTAAGTATTTTAATAATTCATCATAAATCTCTACTAATGTTTTATCATTAGCATTTGTTTTTGCTTTATTTATATTTGTATCACTAGAAATAAAATCTTTTAATACTTTTAATGACTCAGCAATTAAGTCTTGATCTATTGCATCTAAAACTTCATCACCCTTTTCAGCTTCTTTAGTTTTCTCAATAGTTTTTGTTGTAACATATTTATCTAACTCAGACAAAGATAATGTTTTTTGGCGTCCCATGTATGTAAATCTGACACCTTTTTCTGTAGTTTCTATAACAGTTATTACTGCACCTACTGAAGCAAAATCAGGATCATTTTTTCTACCAGGTATTGTTTTCTCAACTATAACAGTATCACCATTTTTAAAAGTAAGTTCAGATACTTTTGTAACTTGTTTTTCTTCAGTTATTGTTTGCTCTTTAGTAAACACTTCAATTGGAATACTATCTTGAAGTATTTTTGTTAAGTCTTCTTTAGAAAGCTGTCTATAAAATTCAGATTTATAACCAAGTCTACCTAGTTTAGTTTTATCTTCATCACTTAATTTTACTTCTGTAGCTACTTTAATACCAGGTTCTGTAATAACAGGCTCAGTAATAACAGGTTCTGTAATACTAATTTCTTTATCTATTTTAGTTTTAGCATCAGCAAAATTAGGATCTAATGGAAAATACCAATTATCTAAACCTAATAACTTTTTATTAGTAGGTTCATTTACAGTTCCAATTTGATATCTATATTTATTAATATTTATTTCAATAGGCATGATGTTTATTTCAGCATCAAGTCCTGTCATCTTTTTTAATAATCTAGCATAAGTATATTGTTGTAGAGTATAGTCTTCAGTTTTATTTAAACCTGAATCTGTTCCTTCAACAAAGCCATTCCATTTTTTTTGTTCACCAGTTTTAAAATCTACTATGTGTAATTTACCTTGTTTATCAATAAGCAGTAAATCCATTTCACCAGCAATACCACTTTCTTCATCAAATACTACAAGATTTTTTGCTAATACATATAACTCACCTGAATCTATTTTTTGTTTAATGGGTTTTAAAAAACCTTTAGGTCCAAATATATCATCAAATGCTTCTCTAATAATTTCTGATTCTTTAAATTCTGGTTTTTCTCCTTTAGTAAAGAAACTTTTTAATTGCTCATCTAAATAATCACCAGCTTTTCTTGTATACTCATATGCATTATCAGATATATATTTTTGTATTGCATCTAACTGATCTTTTTTACTCTTAAGACCATTTGTTTCTTTATTTTCAAGTATATCATTTAAGTAATTTCTTAAATTATTTGAAGTGGATGCAACACCATCAAGAGTATCTTTTGTATATCCTGTATCTTTTGTTGGAGTTGGCATTAATTTTTCATCAATCTCAGTCATGAAAGCATCAATGCTTTCTTTATTCAATCCAGTTTTATTAATAGTAATATCAAAAGCATTAGTTATTATTTGTTTTCCTGTGTATTTATATTTATTACTTTTTAAACCTTGTATAAAATTAGTTACTCTTTCAAGAATTTTATTATTTACTAAATAACCCAGTTGACCTATTTTTTGTGCTCTTCCTTGTTGATCAGTTAACTTTTCTTTTATAATTCTTATTGTCTCTTGTATATCAGGTTTATAGCTTTTTAGTAAACGTGTAGCAATTAATTTTTTAAAATCATTAACCACCTTTGCATAATATTCTTTTTTTACAGGATCAGTTTCACTATCTCTAAAATTCTTAAATTGACTACTTAAAGTTTTTATTTGCTCATTATCAAATTTAGAAGTGTTTTCAGTTTTATTATTATATTGAAAATCAAATTCCTCTATTTCACCAGATTCTTCTTTTTTTACTTCTTCTGCATTTTTACCATTATAATTATCTATAATAGTTTTAGCATTAGCATCTTTTTCAATAAATGCTTTAAACATATCTAATATCTCTTCATCAGATAAGTCTTCATCAGATGCAGCTGCTAGTTCTTCAGATTTATTAAATTCAGCCTGCAACTCTTTGTATAAGTCTTTAGGGAAATCTTTTAACTCAGTATATATTGAATATTGTTTTAATTCATTTTTACTTTTTTCAGCTTTAAATTTATCTATTGCTTCTTTCTTAAGATCTGTATATTTTTTATTTATTTCTTTAACCTCTGCTGCATTTGGTTTAAGTTCAAGTTTATAAATTGTATATTCAGAGAATGTATCCTTGATATCCTTAATGCTAATTACGTCACCATCTTTATTATTATTTCTTAATCCTTCAGCAGAACTAAATAATGTTAATACCTGATCTGTTTTTTCAATTGTTATATCTACATATTCTCCAAGTGCAATTTCAATAGCAACATCTTTAATTTTTATACCCTCTCTCTTAACTGTTTTAACTTTAGTTTTAACTTCAGTTTTTTCTAGCTTATCAATTTCTTTTTGTTCTGCTATATCTAAACCATCAAGTACTGTTTGTAATTTTTCTTCAAATGTTTCTTTTGATGTCTCTTGAGTTTTTAATTCTTTATTCTTTTGTAGCATATCAAATATTAATGCATATTCAATAGTACCTGGTTTTATTACTTGTTTTGTAGTATCATTAAGAAATTCTTTAGGTGGAACATTATTATCCATATAATTTTGAAATTCTTCAAGATCCATGAATATATTTTTATCAGCTAATGCATTTAAGAATGTATTATTTTCTAATCCATTAATTTGCTTATTAACCATATCTACAAAATAGTCTTTTCTATTATTGTACATATTAGTCATCCAAACTTTAGATTTATTAACTTGACCCATAAAAAACTTTGGGTCATGCATTAAATTAATTTGTTTAACAAGATCTTTTGTTTCTTCATCTATTTTATAATGATCTTTAAGCTTACTAAAACTTTCATCAACATCAGTATCAAATATATAAGATGAATCAATGCCATTTGCAACTTTTAAAAAGTTTTTATATGCTAATTCTAAATCATTATCAACTGCATTTTCTTGAATCTCAAGTATTTGTTTTTTATCATCTTCTGTTAATTCTGCAACACCTTGTTGTTTTTTTACTTCTTCAAATAAATCATTAATAAACTGATCTCTTGTAGAACTGTTATAGTATGCTTCATGCATATTATGTGCAGATGCATATTCTTCTAAAGCTGTTACTTTATTTTGTTTTTTTAATAATTCTGCTTTAGACTTAGAATCAGTTAATTGACTAAGCCCTTCTATTTCTGATTTAAGTAATTGTACTTCATCATTTATTTTTGAAGGTTGAAGTATCATTTGCATGTCTGTTTGAGACATCTTTTTCATAGATGGATTATCTAGAATGGTACCAGAAATACTTACCATTCTATCAACATTGTCCATATATTTATGGTTTGAAAAAACATATTGCCTTACCCCTTCATTCCAAGCTCTACTAAGTAATGCTGCTTCTCTATATTCAGGTAAAGCTTTATCATATTTACTTAAGTCAATTGGATTAGGAAATCTATCACTTGCATAATCATATGTTTTTTTAACATCATCTATCTTAGATATAATAGTATCAATTTTACCTTGTCTTTCAATACCAGTACCTTTTTCAAATCCAAATGCATCTTCAAACTCTTCTGGTGTTACATCTTTAAATGAAGAGATATGATCTTTAAAATAATTAAGTGTATTAGAACTTAATGATGTCCATACTTGACTCATGAATGCATCACGCAAATCATCTTTTTTATCTTTAGTATCTGCATCTTCTGTATTTGCTACAACATTATTTTGATTACCATAATTAAATAACTTTGGGTCAAAGAATTCATTAGGGTCATTATACAATGCAGTTAATTGTTTTGCTACATTTTCACCATGTGTTTTTCTTTCTGCTTTATATGTATTATATTCTTCTTTATTAAATATATTATTATAACCTGCATCTAAACCTCCTTTAATTAAGTTTAATCCACCAGAAAATAAACCCATTAATGCACCTGAAGCAAATGTTTCAAATCCCTGTGATGAGAATTGATTTTTTAATCCATCTAGCATTAATGAACTTTGTGATTTATTATATAAGTGAGCACCTAATTCTTTATTCTTATATGAATTAATATAGTATTCTTCATTAGCTACTGATATAACATCTTGTAAGTTTTCTTGAACACCTTCAAGTAAATTACCTTTTAGATATGTTCCAGCTACTTTAGCAGTAGTTCTAATTGGAGCAGCTTTAAATCCTTTAAGTGAGTTTTTAAATGAATTAGCAACATATGTAAATTCACCTTTTGCAATTTTTTTACCTGCATCAAATTTTTTTTCAAGTACAACTTTACCATCTTTCATGGTTAATACATCATCTAACTTATTACCAATTGCATTTTTACCTGCACCGGATTTCATTAAGTTAGGAAGTACAATTTTATTTGATGCAAATATTAATGCAGTATTCCACATCAATGTATTTATACCAGATGCTTTTGCAGTTTTAGTCATTTCATATTGCTCTTCATCACTTGGAGCTCTTTCATTCTTTCTGTAGTATTCATCATATAATTCATCATATACTTTATTATCATTCATACCACCTTCTAGACGGGCTTCTGATAATGCCATATTAATATTTCTTACATCTCTGAATAAACCACCTGCTGTTTTACTAGTTTCACGTGATAATCTTGCAAGACCTGTTAAGTTATCTGCATTTTTACCAATGCCCATAACTGCACTATATGTATTTTCAAGTGGATTTAAAAATTTAACAAGTTTATTATTGCCAAAAGTTTCTGCTCCTTTCCACATTTTTCTAGCACCATTGATACTATTTGCTTCTTTAAGTGTAGTATTAACAGCTCTATATCCATCAACAGCTAAATCAACAGCATCACCAAGTTTACCAACTTTTCTTAAATTGTTAGCAGTAGCAGCAAAAAAAGAACCACCAAAAGTAACAGGAGCAAGTAAAGCACCTGCAACTTCTTCAACAATTGCTTCACCAATAATACCCGCAGTATATGCAAAACTCATTGAAGTATTAGTAAAGAATGCTCCAAAACCTCCTGATGTATCTTGACCTATAGCTGCAGCTTCTTCATATGCTCTTGCATCTTCAAGATCAGAACTAAAATCACCTTGCATCATTTTAAATAAACTCTTTGGACCAGATACAAATCCTCTACCTAGTAAAGGTAAAAATGAATTTTTCATCATTCTTGATGCTCTTTCTCCCCAAGTTGTATTAGCATTATATATTGCTTCATTATCTCTCATTGGAGAAAAACCTAATTCATTAAATTTTTTCTCACCAAAAGCTGCATATCTTTTATAAAATGAATTACCAGATGGACCAGCATTATACATATTCATTTTTGCATATGTATTTTTATCATTATGTGATCTGATCATCATCTCACTATCAGCTGCCCATGCATCTGCACGTTGTTGTGCTGTAAGATTTTTATTTGGATTTTGATAACCTGGTCTATTTGGACTACGCCCAGTTACAACATCTTGTACAGGATATTTAGGATGTGCAGCAATACTAAAATCATGTGCAATAGGAAAAAAATCAATTTTATTTTCTTTTAATACATCACCTTCAAATGGAGATAAACTTTGTGCATTAATTGCAGGTCCTTGAACTTTACCAAATTCTGGTCCAAGTGGATCTAAAGGGCTAAAAGTATTTTCCATTATCTACTTACATTATTAAATAATTCATTATTTTGAATTCTTTGCATATCCCATTTTACCATCATATTATCTCTTACGGCATCAACATTGTTTCCAGTATTAACAGATGAAACAGTATATGGTTTTGATTTTATTAAACTTTTAGTATTAGGATCATATACTGAATAAGTTTGAGTATATATATAATCTCCAGTATTAAATTCATCAACTCTAATATTCAAAGTATTATAACCTGTTTTATCTTTTGCATCTACTATAGTAACTCCTTTTTCTTTATTATATGCAATTGACGCTTGTAAAGGGCTCATATAAGAAGATTTCATAAGTCCATTTTGAAAATTATTTACATTAGATATAACTGATATACCATTTTTTAAAATTTCTTGTTCTTCTTGTGGAGTTATTAAATTTGACATAACCCATTCATCATTTTCATTTTTTACTTTTGCACCTGTATATTCTTTTAAAAATGCTTTATCTGGATAAAATATCATTGCACCTTTTGTGTAATCTCCAGCTGCAATCATTTGTGAACCAACTTTAAACCCTGTTGCTTTATTTTCTTTTTTATTAACATGTGCAATATAAGCATCAAGTAATGCTTTAGCTGTTTGATTTTTAGTTCCATTAACACCTAAAACTGGTCCACTAAATGAAGTTTGTACTGATTTGCTATCACCAAAATCCATACTGCTTATATCTTTTTTAGTTTGATTCCAATATTGAGCATTTGTAGTTAAATAAGCACCACCATGTACATTCATTATATTTCTTTCAACACTTAATCCTGCTCCTTTAATATTAGCACCTAATGGATTAAATCCTGATGGAACTTTTGAATTTACTTGTGAAGAACCATATGCTTCATGAACAGCTTCTTTAATTTTATTATATATATCAAATCCTTGAACTCTATCTATTGTACTTTGTGTTATGATTCCACTTGATTTAGGATTTGTTGTTTGATATTGTATATATCCTTTTAGAGCTTCTTTATTTGCAGATGCTAAATTATATTTTTTATTAAATGCATTTTCACTAATTAAATTACCATTTTTATCAAATATATCTTTTAAATAGTCTTTAAGAGCAGGATTATTTTTAGCTACATGCTCTTTAACAAGAGGAACACTTTTTAATTTCCAATCTGTAACATCTTCTTTATATCTTACATAATCATTTACATTAGTATTAAGTTTTGACATTTTATCTATTGTTATATCAATATCATTAATACCAACATTATTATTATCTGTTAAATATTTTTGAAAAGCAGCTGAAATTGATTTAAGTTTTTGAGCTCCCATACTTTTAATATATGCAGCAGGATTTTCTTGATATTTTTTATTAAATTCTACAATACTACTTCCTTTACCAAGAATCATATCTCTATCTTCAGCTGATAATAAATTTTTATCCCATAATTCTGACATTGATGCAAACATGTTATTCATATATGGTTCAACTATATCTTTTGCAGCTTTAGTTGATTGATTATTTACAACATCTTGAACATTAACTATTCCAGTTGATCCAGAACCAACTTTTTCAACAGAAATTTCATCTGCTCCTTCCATAAGTACAGGTCTGTTAAAATTTGGATTTAACATTTGTTCACCATTAGGACCCATTACATATTTTTCTTGATCTGGTACATAAGCTCCAGTATCATAAAGAACTTTATCATTAGCAATTTCTCTATCTGATTGATTTCTTAACAATGCTGCTTGCATTGTACCTTGATTTCTTAATGCAGTTTCTTGCATTCTATAGTTATGAGCTATTTCTTGAATAGCAAATGGATTTGCATCTACTTTTTGTTTAGCGTTTAATGATACAAAGATATCTGCTGCTTCACTTAAATCTTTTTGCATCAATTTAGATGCCATTCCATTATCAATTTTATTTCTTAAAGATTCAATATCTCCATATGGATTTGTGAATCCTGTAGATGTAGTTAATGTTCCAGTACTAGTTGATAAAGCTGACACAGTAGCATCAGTAGTTGCAAGTACAGCTGAATTAACAGCAGTTGCATGACTTATTCTTTCAAGATATGATTCTGTATCTGGGGTAGATGATCCACTTTCTATAGCTTGAGTAACTTGTTTTGCTTTATTATCATATACTTGGCTATTTTTTTCTAGTTGTTTTTTTCTTGCATCATTTTCTGCCTTAAGTATAGTATAATTATCTGAAAGATATTTCATTTCAGCAGCATTCTTATCCCCATTAAATTGAGCTGCATTAGAATATGCATAATCTTTTCTATTTACATATGCTTGAGTTCTATATACATCAATAACACCAGGATCAGATCCAAGTTGTGCTTCAAGTAAATATTTTAATTGAGGTAATATTTGTTTACCGTTTGTAGTAGTAATCATCCATTTACCATCTGGACTAGTATCTACACTTTCAACATGAAAACCTTGATCTTTAGCAATTTTTTGAGCTTTTTCAATTACATTGACATAAGGAGTATATGTTGCATTTCCCATATTCATTGTATCTTCAAGTGATCCATTTTTAAACTCTTCAGTTTTATAATCTAAAAATCTTATACCTTCTTCCCAATATTTCTTTCCTTGTTTTTCATCTCTATTATTCTTTAAACCAAGGCCATATTCTCTCTCACTATTTTTATTTTTAGTCCAAGCCATATCTCTCATAAGATATTTATCTTGATAAAATGGTTTAAATACTTGAGTAGCTTGATCAACATTTTGCTCTAATGATAAATCTAAACCAGAGACACGTTTTAAATTAAAGTCAATTGCTTTAAGTAATTCATCTTTCTTTTTAAGATTATCCCCATGAGTTAAATCTGCATAGAAATATTGACCATAAACATTATTTAATGCTTTATAGTTTGTATCATACTGATTCTGCTTTGTTTGCAATGCATTTGCATAAAAGTTTAAATCAGGTTGAAAAGGTTGAAATTGAGGAATAAAATCAGTGACACCACTTATGTAAGTACTCATATTATTAGTATTAATCTATATTGTAAATATATTAAAATTTTATAAGTTTACTAAACCTATAAAGTTTATGTAAACATAAAAGGAAAAACATTAGACCCCATTACATATGCCATTTGAGTAGTACCACCTTTCTTTTGATATTGTGCAAGTACTGATTCTGCATCTGTGTTAGCAACATTACCACGTGAACTTTTTAAATGCTGAGTTAATAATATTTCTTTTAATTTAGGATCTAAATTTGAATTTTGTATTTTATCAGCATAATCTAAATCATCTTGATATGTAGTAGGTTTTGGAGCTTTTGGTCTTGTAAAATACATTTTACCACCTGTACTAGGATCAATTGCATATTGTGGAAACTGTTGATTTAATGCATCAGTTTTATACATATTAGTAAGTAATGTATTTTCTGCATCTCCTAAGTTATGTCTTAGTGCACGTTTACTATTATCAAATTGTTGATTAGCAATTACATTTTGATCATATAACTGTTTATTTTGTGCTTGATTATATCTTTGAGCTTCATTTCTTATTTGTGCATTATTACCAGCAAATTGATTTGCTACACCTACATTAAGATTATTATATCTTCCTAATGTATCTGCTGCTTGTTTAGCTCCTTGACCTTGAATAGATGCTGCTCTAGAAGATAAATCTTGTGCCCCCATAAATTGTCCTAATGCTTGATTAGTTATATTTGCTTGTTCAGATTGTGCTGCTAATTCTCTAGTAGGATCATAGAAAGTAGGATCTAACATTTCAGGATTATAACTAGCTGCCCATGGTAAATATTTTTCAGCACTAAAATAATCTAATCCAGCATTAAGTCTATTTAATTTATCTTGTGCCCATGGTTTAGCTGGCATTGTTGGAGGATATATTGTTTCTTCTTCTGTTGTATCAACAGTACGGTCTATTGGTTCTACATCATCTTCAGTATAATCATATTCAGTTGGTAAATTATATTCAGATAACTGTTCACCTGTAGTATTAGTATATACTCTATCAATAGGAGATATTTGATTATTTAATTGACCGGTTTCATCTGCTGCTCCTGATTCATATTCTCCCCAGTTTTCTAATGTTTTTTGTTGTTCAGGTGTTAAATTTGCTTTATTTTTTAATGCATCAGTAAATCCTTGAAAAGTAGCTTGTTCTAATGCTGTATTTTCCAATGGGATCCCAACTTTAATAAATGCTTTATTTAAATCAGTAATGTCATTTTCTTTATATTTTTTAACAACTTCTTTTGCTTGAGCTAATGTTACTGGTTTACCTTTATCCATTATTTTTTTAGAAACAATTTGTTCAGGAGTTAATAATCTACCAGTTGGTGCATCTTCAAAATATCTTGCTTGTATACCATTTGCTTGTAATGCAATATTTCTTTTTTGATGTTGCATAAAAGCATTTCTAATTTGCTCAGGAGTAAAGTTTTCTTTACTAAAATCATCAAATGCTTTACTACGTTTACCAGATTTACCTATATATTTGGACTCATCCTTAATAGCTTTAAGGGTATAATCTGCAAGTAAATTTGTAAATTCAGGAGTATTAATGGATTTACCCATTTCTCTAAACTGTATTGCTGCATCAGCTGAGTTATTAAAAGTAGGTCCTAAATCAGTACCTGTATATGGATCTTTTGCTTTAGTTTTTTGTGTTACTTTTTTATATTTTCCATCTGGATATAATATATAAACTGGTTTAGTACCTGCTTTAGCAAATTCTAAATTTCTTCCTATTTCATATTCTGCATCAGTTTTATATTTACTTCTATCAATTACAAGTGCATCTTTTGGAATACTATATGTTGAACCACCTCCTTGAAATCTATTTATTGAACCACCATTTCTATATTGTGTATCATGAAACGGCATGTCATAACCACCCATACTCATTCCATATTGAGCCATAGGAGCTTCCATCATTTCCTCTTGAGGATTTTGTTGTCCTTGTTCCATTACTTGTTGAATAGTAGCCTGTGCTTCTTCTTGAGGCATACCTACTTGTACAAGTATTTGCATTATTGCTTGAGGTGGAACTTGTTTTTGTAACAATTGCATTACTACATCTGCAGGTTGTACACCTTGTTGTAACATTTGTTGAACTTGTTGTACCATTTGTGCAAGAGGATCAGCCCCACCTTGTTGTTGTGGTGCTCCTTGTTGTTGCATCATTGCCATTTCTTCAGGAGAAGGTTGACCTTGTTGCATTCCTTCTTGAGCAACTCTCAATCTTCTACCCATTTGAAAGCCATATCTTCCCATTGGAGATTCCATAGACTCTTCTTGAGAATTTTGCATACCTTGAACTTGTTCTACAGATTCTTCTTCAGGAGATTGCATACCCATACCTTGATTTTCATATGGGTTTTGCATTGCTTGACTATTAACCTGTGCTTCTGCTTGTGGTTTTTGTGGCATCAAGTCTTCTTCTTTTATACCCATTGCTTCCATATATGGTTTAGCTACTTCAGGTATACCTTGTGGGAATCCTTTTTTACTTTCTTGTGCAAGAGCTAATGCACCAAGTTTCATATTAATATTTTTAATCATTAACTCAGCAGACTTTTTATCTACTTTATCTGAGTTAGGATCTTCTAGTATCTTTCTATACTTATTAATATCATATGGTTTAGCTAATTCAGCAGGAGTAAAAGAACCAGTTTTTTTACCAAATTTAGCAAGTATTTTTGGATCTTTAATTTTCATAGATGCAGTATCACTAAAGATAAATGTACCATCAGGCAAATTTAAAGGAGTTCCCCCATTACTATGTCTTTTTCCACCAATAAGCATATGTTCAGGAAACCCATCTCCATTGATATCACCAAATGCAGACTCACCTTTTTCAGCTTCTAGATTAGCTTCATCTCTTGGTACTTGTTTTAGATACCTAGTATTTTCAAGATGTCTTGATGCAGCATTCATATCAGCACCACCAAAACTAATTACTTGTTTATTTAAATTGTTACCTGTAAAACCTCCTGATTTTGCTTGTGGTAATCCCTTAGTTATTTTTACTTTAAAGTACATAATATAAAATTATAAGTATTCTAATTCACCTCCATTAGCAATGAAGTCATCTATTTCTTCTTGAGTCATGTATTGAGTATCTTCATTTTCATCTTCAGTGTTTCCACCCATAGCATAAACTCCTCCACCATATTTTGAAACACCATTGAATCCCATTTTATTTGGCCTAAATAAACCTGAGTTAGGATCATAGTCTCCTTGATCATAAGTATTATTAATACCAAAATTAGTTTCAGCAGATGTTATATTTTCTAACATTTGATTCTCTTGTCTATTAGCTCTAACTTCATCAGCAGTATTTGCAAAAGCATTAGCTGCTAATAAACTTAAATCTCCAATTCCTGCTTTATCAATATCCCAAGCTTGTTTATTTCTAAACTTTTGAGAAACACCTTCTGGAGTATCAGTTATTGGTGCTCTATTTGGTTGATTAGGATCAATTGTAATATTATCAACTTGCATACTTTCAGGAAGTGTTGCATCAACTGTATTACCCTCTGCATCTACAGCACCTGTTCCAGCAAAAAATCCTTGAAGATTTGCAAAACTCATATTATTAGCATTAGGATCAACTGCTACTTGAGTACCTACTTGAGCTCTATATAATTCTGGTACAGATATATCTCCTCCATAAGCATATTGAGTATAATCAATTGGTCCACCATATTCTTTATATGCTGGTCCTTGATGTCTAATTAAAAAATCTTGATATGCATTTTGATCATCTGATAAATTAGAATTTGTACTACCAGCTGCTAATGCTTCAATTTTTTTTGCTTGATCAATTTGTTTTTGATTTTCTGGTGTATTAATAAATTCAGATTCAGGATTTGAATTTGTAAAATTATTATTACCAAGAAATCTATTTAACTGTCTATCATCTCTATTTTCTCTTCTTTGAGCTCTTGGGCTCATAGGCGGATAATAAGGTTCATTACTAGTAACTAATGGACTATTTCTTGAAGATTCAGTAAGGTTATTAGAACCATCATAATCAAAATTAGAGGGTATTAGTTTAGCTCCAAGTTGTTGTATTCCTGGTATTTTTGTATTCACCATTCCTCTACCTAATCTTTCACCAAAAGTTTTACCTCTATATGGTGCATCTTCTGACTCTCCATTTTCTGGCATTTTAATTAATGGAGGAACAGTAGAAGATGAATTTTCATTATCACCATAGTTATATGTCATTTTTTTAGGTCTACCAAATATACCATATTTATCTACATTTACACTTGATGGTAATCTACCGGCAAGATCTGGTCCTGTATATCTTTCACCTGATTGAGTATAGTATGGAGAACCAACAGCTTTATTATATTGTTCACCTCTACTAATAATAGGAGATCTAAACATACCTTGATTACCCATTTGTTGCATGTACTGTTGCATCATATACTGTTGCATCATTTGTTGCTGTTTTTGAGCATCAGTAGTATTTTGATTAATTAATTCATTATACTTTTTTTTATAATCTTCAGTATCTGTAGGAGTTGCAGTTTTATCTGCTAGTTCTTTATCTGCTAATGTTTTGTTAGCAGCAAGTTCCTCAGGTGTATATAAAACTCCTGTGGTAGGATTATAAAGATTAGGTTTAACTTCTCCTTTATCTTGATATTTATTTAAAGTTCCGCCACGTTTAGCATATCTTTGATAATCTAAATCAGAATCTTGATATTGTTCATCTGCTGATTCATTATCACCTCCTCCTATAAATTTATATAGACCTTGACCTGTATTACCTCCATATTGTTCTAATGCTGCAACATCATTTTGAGTATACATATTATCAGAAAATATATGTCTTGTAGCAGCACCTTGTTTACTCCAATGATCTAACGGGCTTTCGGTATCTATTTGTTCTTGCTGTATACCACCATCTTGTGCATATGCACCAACTTGTGGATTACCGTATATAGCATTATATTGTTCTTCAGCTGCTTGTTTTTGTTGTGCTGAAGTAACTGATTCACCTATACCTTTAAAGAAATTACTTACATGTTCTTCTCTACCACCAAGTACATCATCTGCTCCTGGAGAAGGTGTGTTTCCACCTTGTTGTCTTTTAGCAAGTTTAGTATATTGATTAATAAAACTTCTTTTACTTGGTTTAGAACCACCTTGTCTCATAATGATTTCTTCATCTGCATTATCATCTTGAGTAGTTTCTTCTGTATCAGTATTATACATTGCATATAATTGAGCTTTTCTTGCTTCTTCTTCTGCTGCATTTTGTGCTTCAATTGTTGCTTGTTCTTCTTCAGCCTGTGCTTGTGCTTCTTCTGCACTAAGTTGTTCTTGTTCAGCAGATTGAGCAGAATTATTTTGTTCAAGATAATCACCTACTTCAGTAATGTAACTATCAGCAGTCTGAGGATCTATACCAACTTGTGTTAATTCTTGTAAAATAGTATCAGCATCACCGTCATAATCTTCTGCAGACATTCTATCAGCAATATGTTTATATATTTGTTCTTGAGTAGGTGCATTTGACTGACCTCCTTTTTTATATATTCTTACTCTCTTTTTCATATAACATGTAATATATATTAAATATAATAATTTTTGGTTTACTGAATAAACATTAAAAGTTTATTTAATTCTTTCTATAGTATATCCTGCTGCTTCTAAGGCTTTAATTTCATCATCATCTAGTTCATCTTCCCAAGATTCAACATCACCACCTTTTTGAAACATCTGTGCTATAGGTGCCTTTGTACCACGTTGTTTAGCTTGATACTCTAATGTTTTTCTTGTAAACTCATCAGCATCTCTTTTTTTTCTAGCTGCTTCTCTTTGTTGTTGAGTGTAGTTCTCAGGTAAGTTTAAATTCTCATCACCAGCTAATGTACCGTATCTTGGACCTTGTGGTTTCTTAGGTATTGTTTGAAAATTAGTAGGTTGTAACTCAGTATTTGGTGTTACAAATTGTTGTATGATTCTTGGAACTAAAGTACCTACTATATTGTTTTCTTGTACAGCAGGAGCAGGTTTATTTATAACAACATTTTTGGGAGGTATATGCTTTACAGGTTTTTTATCTATTGGTTGTAATGATTGTATATAGTTTACTGGTTCTACAGGTTTTTTATAACCTTTTGCAATATCCCCTTTAATTTGATTACCAGGGAGTTTTACCATATTATGTTTTACTTTTGAATTTTTTTTTATTTTATTAATTTGATCCTGATAATTCATAATTAATTTTGCATTATTAAAATATACATCATCTGGTAAATTACCAATTGCATTTTTTTTAGATAAATCTATTACATTTTTATCAATATTATATATTTTTAAACTGTCATCATATGCAGTTTTTCTATAAGCATACTTTTTAGGATCTGATATTAATAATGGTTTTACTGTTTTACCATTCTGTGCTTTAACTAGTGTTCCACCTTCTTTAAAATTTTCAGTAAGACCTACTGGTTTTAATCTTTTAGTAATTTTAGCTTTTTCTTGTTGTTGATACTCTAATGCTCTTTTATCATATTCTGCTGATTGCCTTTTTCTTATTTCTTTTTCAACATCTTGTTGAGTATATCCTTCTGGCATTTCTATATTTTCACCATGATAACCAGTAGGATTCCAATCTCTATAATGTTTAAGTTTTACATATGGTACAGCAGGTATTATTTCTTGTTTGGGTTGCACAGATTGTGCATATTGTATACGTTTTAATGGAGTTATATCATTGCCTGTAGATTTATTTAAAGCATTTTGAAAAGCTTCTTCAGAATCAGTATATTTTAATAAAGCTTGTTTTTTAACTTCAACTGGATCATATTTATATAATTCAATTTTATCAAATGTTTCCTCAGTACCATCTCGTCCTGGACGGTAGCCATAATAAGTATTTCTTGAAGAAGGTTTTATTCTAGAATCATAATATGCAGGTGTAAACTCTTTATTTACAAAAGCATTTGTGATATCTCTTTGATAAAAATTATTTGGTGATACAACAGTATAATAATCCTGAATTTCTCTAGGTTGTAATTTTTCTTTTAATATCTTTTCAAATGCTATCCTATTTTTTTCTGTTGGTGGAGATTTTTTATCATTTAAACGGTCTTGTATTTCTTTTCTATTTTTATTATGAACTGTGTCATATTCAAGCCAATTATTTCTTGCTGTTTCTAATTGTTTTAAATAATCATCTACATTAGTATCAGTATTTTCTAATTTATAATTAGGCATACTTGTAATGCCTTTTTCTAAAGCTAAAGAGTTTTCATATAGTTTTAAATAATCTTCTAAAGAAATATCAGGATCTTGTTTTTCTTCACCTTTTTGTGCTTTAGCAAGTTCATGTTGTACATAACCACCCTTCTTAAATCCTTTCATCATTGGTGCCACTTCTTTATAGTGTTCCGCAAAATATTGAGCTTCTTCAGGAGTTCTGAAATTCATATCTTCATTACTTGGAGGAGGGTTTTCATTATATTCTAATTCATTACCACCTTTATCTTGTAACAATGGTACTGCTTGATTTCCCATGGAAGCCATAAAATGTGTACCTAAATTTCCATTCCCAAAATCATAAGTTTTAGGATTAGGAGAAATCATTCTTTGAGCTGATGAATTTCCAAATGCAGCATCTGTAGCCATTCTAGCTTTCATCATTGCATTCATAGCATCTACATTAGTAGATATTTCTTCTGCTCTTGGACCTGCAGTATTTTGTGGACCACCTACTTGTGCTTCTGGTAATTCTTCTATTTCATATCCTGCATCTCTATATGCTTGTATCTCTTCATCAGTAAGATCTTGGTCTTCATAATCAGCTTCTCCACCATCTTCTTCAGTAGGTAAATTAAAACCATAATTTAATTCATAGTGACTTAATGGATTAGGATTAAGATTAATAGTACCAAGTTTAGAACCTCCTGTTTTAAACTCAGCATTAGGATCAAATATCTTACTCTTTTTATTTTGGAATAACTTATTCTTAGCAAAGAGTTTATTAGTAGCAGACATACTCTTAGAATACTTTTTGCTTTGAAGAGTACCACCCTTTTTTGCCATAGGTGTTTCATCTACATAAGATGCACCAGGAAAGTTATAATCTTGATTAGGCTGCATCATTGATCCAGGACCTACATTAGGTTGAGCCCATACAGGATAAGGTACACCTTGCATAGTAATATCATTACCAGGGATTCTTACTGGTTGACCTTGATTAGCAGGATTCCAATAACCCATAGGATCAACAGTTATATCTCTTGGCTTTGCTGGTGCTTTTGCTTTATCTAATTCTGATACAGCTTTAGATAATACTTTTTTATTAAATCCCATTATCTTAGTGATATTTGATTTTTACTATTACTCAATTTAATAATCATATTAACATCTTTTGAATCAGTTCTGCTTAAATATAAAAAATTTAAATAATTTCTGAATTTTTTTCTTTGTAGCTCTGTTTTATTATAATTCAAATTTGTTGGAGTTAATGTTTTTATATATCCATTAGACTGTGTTACCCATATTGATTCTTGATCATAACTTCCTGCTAATACTGTAGTACCAGGAACTAATGGTCCTGTTGGAGGATAATTAGATCCAACTGGAAACTCACCTCTATTTCTTGTTATATCCCAGAATTGATTAAATCTATATTTATTTTCTTCTTTAGAGAATAATATATCTATAGATGTAGGATTAATAATTGGATATGTATTAGCTAGAGTAATATTATTCTTAGGAAAAATATTAAGATTTAAGTATCCTGATACTTGTTCTGAATTAAATATTACTGCTTTATCAAAATTATAATCTAACACATGGAATTGATCTACACAGTTATTAGAATGATTCTTATAGCATTCAAGTATATACTCTATAGATTTTAGAGTGGTAACTGTTTGTCCCGTAATAAGGGGTATTTCAACTTCAAATGGATGTTGAACACCATAGAAATTACAGTAACTGTTACATACTGCATTATGTTTCCATACCTTACCTCCTTTAGTTGTTGCAAAATATTGTCTTGCTGGTAATACAAAATCTGGATGCCAGTCATGGAAAGATATCCAATGTTGATTTTTAGGGTCAAAACTTGTGGTCCATGAAGCATTTTCAAATATAAGTGGATTACCTAATTCTACTTTTGCTGAACCATTTACTAAGAAATAATCACCATAAGAAACATATACTACTTTACCTATATATTCAGGTCTTAGTTTATAATCTTTTTTACAGAAATATATAACACCGTTATAATTATCATATACTGCTTGAGTACCAATACCTGCTACAGGATTATCTGTATGTGGATATTCTGGAAAATCTTCAGTAAGTTTATATGGTAAGAATAAACTAAACCACCATTTCATACCTGCTTGAGATATTTCTGTTAAATTTTGAGTAAATGAAAATACTCTTCCTTGATTTTGAGACATATAATACATGCCAGCAGGAGTTCCAATAACACCAAATTTATTTTGAGAAGAACCATACTCATACTGTACATCTGATATAGTAACATTCTGAGGAGGGTTAGCAAATAAACCACCATCACCTATAGTAAGTTTGGTACCCAACTCAGTTGTAAGAGTATCTACACCTTGATACATTAATGGACTAGCATTTTGGAATGTAATAAACATACCAGTCTTAGCATAAGGTTTTATACTAGTAATTCTATTTTTAAATTCTTTATAGTTATTTACTAAATATACAAACCATGAATCTTTTGATGATTCATTTTGTTGTGGTAATGAATATACTACTCTATCAGGATAGTAAGTATAACATAACTGAGATACATTAGGATCATAATATCTTGATTGAAGATTACCTTGTGAAAAATATTGTGTAAATACTTTAGATATACTTAATGAATAGTCATATGCATAATAGTTACCCAGTGTTATTGTATTAGGGTCCATATTAAACATTTCTGGTAAATTGGTATATGTATTTACATCATAATTTTTTTGCCAAGTTTCTAAACCAGGTTGTCTAAAATCTACTATTACATCTGACTCAACAAAGAAATCTCTTACTGAAGAATTAGCTAAATAAAAATATGAATCTTTAGCACCAAAGATTCCAGGATATTTATCTGGAGAACCTGTTGGTTGATCTTGATTATAATCATATTTACGTAAGTCACCTACATAGTAATCTAAATTATAAAAACCTGTTGGTAAAAGTCCTGTTCCAGGAGGTGGATCAAGTAAATCTGCAATTGAACCTGGTGTAAGATCACCTACATCATATTCTGCACTATTAGCCCAGAACCTTGGTTCAGCAATCATATGTTTTAAAATATAATTATATTCATAACCATCAGGTTGACCATATAACCAATCATAGAAAAAGAACATGTTATTCTTTTCAGTATATCTATTTACATAAACATCTCCTCCAAATAATACTGGGGTTTGAGTTATTACTTCTAAAGTAACTAATTTAGCTGCAGTACCATAAGGAGTACTAATAGTACACCAGAAACTACTAAATACTACTGGTATGTTTTGATTATTATAATTTAATTTTTGTTCTGCTGGTGTAATAGGTATTTGTTTAAGAGAATCAAGTTGACCATATTGATTTTTTAATCTAACTTTTATACCAACATAATGACTTGCAATATTAAGATTAAATTCATTAGTTTTACCTGATGTCATATTAACTGGTAAACCTATACCTGCTTGTATAGCAGTACCTAATGTTACAAGTGAAGTATCAGCTAATCCTGTAGGAGAAGAAGGATCTGTAATAAAATCAGGTCCAAAATTTTGATTTAAGTTATTAGTAGTTCTTAAAGTAACAGTTGTCTGTCTTTGAAGATTATTAATTATATAACTAATCCCACTAAAAGGTTTAATACTTTGAATATTATTTTTTAAATATAAACTATCCTCAATATTAAATCTTTGTCTATTACCTGCAATTGGTGCAGCAAAACTACTATAATAACCTTCTGCAATAGCTTGTAATGCATATTGTCTATATGGTATTAATGCATATATTAATCTAATTGTTGTATTTGCTCCTTCTGAAAAATAGAAAAATGATTGTTGAATAAAATTAGCAATACCAAAAGGACCTGCGTATTTATATTTAGGTATATCTTTTGTATAACTTTTACCATTAATACTAATTGCTCCAGCAGCAGCAGCAACTCCAGCAGCAGCTTGATATGGGATATTAAAAAGTTGATAAATTGGATCACCAATTGGATTAACTGAATCAAGTAAAAATCCACCTGATGTCAAATAAGCTGAAACTGTAGCATCATAAGCACTTTTTATTGGTTGAAAAATACCTCCAGCTGTACGTGATACAGCTCCAACAATATCTCCAGCACCAGTACCTGGAGTACTTGTATTTTCATTAATTGTCCATTTACCTCCTTGTTGTAATGCAACTTCAATAACACCGGCTAATATCCCTGCAGCTACTGCTATATCAGCTAACAGTTTAAATTTTGGATGATTATTGGGTTCTTGAAAATACTGTATTGAAGTACCTCTTAAACTACCATATATTTTTAATTCAGTAACAGATAAATAAGGATTTCTAAAATTAGTATCTGGTGAATGAAAAGTCATTAAATTAGTTGGTATTATTTGATCTACAATTTGATCATTGCTATTTGTCAATCTAATATATGGATCATTAACACCTGAAACATTTCCACCTAATAAACTTGAAAGTGGTGTAATAGTATTAAAAGGATAATTAGGATATAAACCAATTCTGTTTCCAGCACTGTTACCTTTAATGTCATAGGTGCGCATGTTATTTACCATACCTTTAGCAATAATGCTTCTATTACCTTCTCTAGATCCTCTTAGTATTTCATAACCTACTATTCCTGGTATATCATTACCATCATTATCTTTTGGTAAAAATATATTAGTAAAGTTTACACCCATTAATCTAATACCATTACCACCTTGAGAATAATGATTAGTTAAAAGTGAACCTTGAGTAATGTTATCAGGAAATTTATGATGTCTTATTGGTTTGGCACATAAATCAAATTGAGGATCAGTTGTACCTGACCAACATTGTGATGATGCATTCCATATATCATCTCTATTATCTGGATATTTTTCTGTTGATTCCCAGTATCCCATTCTACCTTGAGCTTTAATTATGCCTCCATCAGGTAATGTTGTTACAGGAGGCAAGCCACCTAAAGTTGCTGTATTATATACTTCAAATACTCTATCAGTTGTATCTAAAACATCTATACCTGTTGCAGGATCTGTTTCAAAGGTTGCTCCGTATTGTGTTGGAGCACGTCCAGGAATATGATATGAAGAAGATTTATCTCCAGTACTATACACCCATCTGATAAAGAAAGCATATACTTCATCTCTTAAGTAACTTGTATTACTTCCTCCTTTTACATAATAATCTGCTGGATACTCTACTGATACCCATTGTGATCTTATTTGATTAGCTAAAGGTTGATAGTTAAAATCAAATTTAGATCTTGGTGCAATTCTTAATAAGTATGTATTAACCTCAGTAATTTGATCTGATGTTTCATACACCGGAGTTCTTAAAGGAAGAAATTCAATTGGAATAGTTATTAAATCATCTTTAATCTGATCTAAATGTACTACAGAAGTATTTGTAGAATATAAACCTATTCTTTTTGCTACTGCTCCTTGATTAATTATTTGTACTACTACTAATTCAAATTCATCAAAATGTGTTGAGTCAGCTGTAATTAATATATCAATAGATCCTTGTACATCATTAACATTCCAAATTGGTTGAGTATTACTTGGTGAAAAATAATCTGTAACTCTTTGACCTTTAATAGTATACGCAAGAGTTGCAAAGTATGATCCATTTCTTAATACACCTCCACCAACACCTGGTTCAACTTGAATAGTTGGAGTATTCATTAATCTTGCAAGTCTTAAGGCTTCACAATTTAATGTTGTTAAATCTTTACATATAATACATCCTACAGGAATATAACCACCTGGAGCTGGAACTACTATACCGTTTTCATCTTTACATTCTTGATCCCATTGAACTCCTGGCCATTGAATATTTACACCTGATCCATTTGCATATGTATTATTACCAATCCATATATAATCAGAAGATGGCCATAAAGCATCATCCCCAACATTTAAATATCTATCAGGATTATTACCATCAGCAAAATATACAGACCATGAGCAATCTTCTTTTTCTCTTGATGCACCAGTAATTAAAAATTGTTTATCAAAATTTAAACATGTATCCTGTACAATAATTCTATATCTACAGGTATCTTCTTCAAATAATCCTATTTCATGTCCAGTAGCTGCACCAACTCCTGATGATGGATGTGCTACAGTAAAAAGAATCCATTTATCACTATATAAATGTATTGCACCTATAATATATTTTTTACCACCTAAAGTTGCTCCTGCTTCTGCACAAAATACATTTGATGTTTCATTTGATAATGTACCAACATTACCTTCTAATGTATTGTTAACTGCATTACGCGCATGAGTCCACATGCCCTCACTTACAAATGTAGGATCTGAATCTTTATTTAATCCCTTTATAAAGGTATTTGTTTTATTTTGACCTGTATCTTGTATATTTTTCTTTGCCATAACATAATAATATTATAATATCCGCATACTGTTATAGTTAAAACTTTTAAACATGTCATAGTATTTAGAATATTGTGCTCTTCTGTTAGCCATCCATAATCCTTTCATCTCTGCAAAGTTAGGTGTATTAACAATTGATAAAGCATAATTTCTTGCAGCTTTTAATCTTTGTTCTATGAGTTGTAATTTCTGTACTACATCTTCACCATTAAGATATAAGTTTTCAAATATTCTTTGCTTTACAGCATATTCATAATACTCATTAATCTCATCATGATCTGGAACTAATAAGTTACCATTATCATCTTCTAGTGTTCCTTGATAATTAATATATACTTTACCACAATCAAATGTAGTATGTAAGAAACCATCTTTAATCCATGCTTCATTAGGTGCATTAAGATAAAGATTAGGGCAATCACATTCTATTTCTCTTGAAGATCTAAACCTCAAAGGAATAAGTGATTCATATGTTCTTGTTTCTCCAGTAGGTAATACTTGAATTAATTCAAATGCTTCACCTTTACAATTAGAAAATACTCTTGGTCTTACACAAGTATTACCAAATGGATTATTAGGATCATATTGTGGAACTAATATAGGAGTATTATTAAATGTACTATTTGCACAAGCAACAGTATGATTACATGGATTAGCATTACAAGTGCTACAATTAACTGTAGGAGGGGCACATATATCTATTGTACTTGGTACTTCAGTATAAGGTACTTCCATAGTAGTAGTACCTCCAGATTGATAACCTACATTTTGTCTAAATGATCCACATATTGACCCAAAGTTCATAGTGTAAAAATCATCAGGTAATTTTATCTTATGATGTTCTACTTCTAATATAGCTTCTTTGGTCATATTGATTCTAAGACCTAAATCATATGTTACTCTTTTTGCAACTTTAATTAGTTGTTGAGGCTCAATTAAATTTTCAAGAGCATATGTATTTAAGTCAATAGTAACATCTTCCAGTAATTGGTCAAATGTACGGAATTTGAGAGTATAGTTAAAGTCCATTATCTTAATGAGTTTTGACTATCATCAGGACCATTTGCAGGTACATTAATAGACATAGTTAATTCTTTTAATACATATTGTTCAATCTCACCAAATAAGTAATCTGGAAACATTAATTGATCATCATTTCTGAATCTACATTCTTGAGATGTATCACATGTAAATCCTGTAATAGTATCTTCAAACATACCTTCTACTTTAATTGCTTCCCATGGAACATTAGGCATATATAAATAACCATCTAAATACCAGAAATATTTTCTAGTATTATATCTGAAACTATTTACTTTAGTCATAGAAGAATATGTACCTGGATCAGTTCTGAATAATTCTACTGATGTATCTAATGAAGATACAGTACGTATAAGTGGCCCATTAAGTCCATCAAAAAACTTAGGTAGTCTTTCTTTAGTTCTTTTTATATAACAACCAGAAGTAATACCAAAGCATCCTGCCTCTACTTTATCTACATCTATTAATTCAACAAATGTTAAAGTAGAAAATATTGAGCTTATCTTCATTAACCTATTCTGATTATCTTCTCTCTTTAAAAGAGATTTCCCATATTTTGATATTGCAAAATATATTGTTCTATCAGTTAAGAATGGATCCTCCTTTACAGCTTTAAGTGCATTCCTAACTCTTGATATTGCTTCACCAATTGTTGTCATATATCAAATTCATTATATGTTTTTAACTTTTCTTTTTCAATACTTTTAACGTAATCCTTTTGCCTAGACTTAGTAAACATTTTACGTATTTTTTTCATTGGATCAACCTGTATATACATAGGCCAATTTTCTGAATATGTTTTAGCTACACTTCTTTTAAAGTTTCTACATCCTGCAAAAGCCCAACACTCTCTATTACTAAAAGTATACTTAGTAGCATTATTAGTATAAAAGATTTTAGCAAGCTTGCCATCTGTATCCCAATTTGTATTTGTTACTATTACTCCATATTTTGTTGACTTGCCAAAATCAATGTTTCTTCTAAACTTACTTGTTTGACATGTACCAATAAATATGTTACCTAAATTTTCTGGTAACTTTACACCATCCCTAGTTTCAATTACTGTTTCAAAAAATAAGTTATGGAATGTTGTACATATTTTATATAGGTCCTTAGTACTTACATCCTTATATTTAGGATACTTTTCTTTAAATGCTTTATAGAATTGTCTATTTAATACATGATATACATCTTGTCTAAATCTTTTACCTTTTACATCTGGTCCCTTAAATATTTTACTTTCCATACCTTATACATTAATATACTAAATTTTTCAGACTTATAAAAATTACAAGTTAAACAAATATAATATATATAACTCATATATAAAAAATAACCCCGGTAATAAAATACATACCGGGGTCTCGTTGTTAGCCACAGAAACCAACAAACTGCGACATATTTTTAAATTAACTAATCATTTTACCATTTGCTAATTCTACATTCCAAGCATACCCTGCTCCTAAAACTTCCACACAAGTTAATGTTAAAGATTGATTTCTAAACATTGTATATGATCCTGCTACATTATCATCAAAAGTTAATAATGGTGAAGTATTTTTTACACCTGTAATTTCAGAATCAGTAGTTATATCATAAAAAGAGTAAATTATAACATCTGTTGCGCTACCTTCTAAAATTCTCCATGTTGATAAAGAACCACCACCACCATCGGTAGCAATGATTTTTATAATATCTCCTACAACTACTCCTGATGAAGGAAGAGTTACAGATGTAAATGCACCTGTAGTATTTTTAATAAGATATCCATTATTAGCTGCAAGTGTTGCTGAAGGGTTAGTTCCTGATAGGGTAGTCCAAGTTAATCCCCCTATAGTAGGTAATGTAGCCCAATTAGCTTCTCCAGTAGCAGTCATACATGTTAAAACTCTTCCAACAACTTCTGTTCCATCTCTTAACTGAGCAGCATAATTATTAGCACCAAATTGGACTTGCGCATAAACACCTATATTTGTACCTACAGTTGCTGAAAGCGCAGAAAAACTACCTCCTATATTTATATTTGTATTTCCTGACGCTAATCCTACAACACCTGCATTTTGACCTCCCGTACTTAAACCATCTGAAAAACCAGCTACACCAACTTGATTACCTGTACCTGCTAAACTTGTTTTAGCATACATACCATATAATTGTGTAGATGTCTCAATACGTAATCTATAGTTTGCTGTAGGAGATGCACCAATTCCAACACTAGTATTATCATCTCTAATTAAACCAGTTCCTAAAGTTGCACCATCTGGAGTCCAACGTGCTACATAATTATTTATACCAGAACCTGAAACTCCTCCTCCACTAGGAGTTACCCAATTAGCTTCTCCAGTTGCAGTCATACAAGTCAATACTTTTCCAACACCTTCACTACCATCTAAAAGTTTTAGTGAATAATTTGAACCAGCTCCACTTGTACTAAATTGACCTCCAATAGCAGTTGTTCCTCCACCTGCACTAGCTATAACACCTATATTAGTGCTTGTTGCATTAATTGCATAAAAAGAACCACCATACCCAGAAACTGATGCACCATTTGCTTCTCCGTAAACACCAATATTTACAACAGTACCTCCTGAAGCAAGAGCTCTGACTCCACTATTTTGTCCAGCCCCAACACCGTTGGCTTCTCCATAAACACCAACATTATTTCCAGTGGCTTTATTTGTTATCCCTACTACCGCATTTGTTTTAGAAGAAAGCACTTGTAGCTGAATTGTACTCACAGGTGCTGTATTTATACCTACTGTAGTTCCATCATCTCGTATTAATCCTATACCTAATTGAGTACCACTTGGTGTCCAACGAGCAAGATAATCAACTGTACCAGATCCACCTACAACTCCAGAAACATCTGCTGCTGTAATGTTAGCCCAGTTTGCTTCTCCATTTGCTGTAATTGATTTTAAAAACTTACCTGACCCTTCAGTTCCATCCTGTAATCGTAAAGCATATTTACTTAATGAAGTACCTGTTACTATAAATTGGCCACCAACACCAGTTGCAGGAGCATTTGCTGTAACTACCGTTAAAAGTCCAGTATTTATTAAACTTGAATTATTAACACTTATTTCTAAACCTCTGTTTTCTCCAGTATTAATACCAGTGTTAGTAATATAAGCTCCATTTGTTGTAGTAGTTGCATTTAATAATTGTTCTATTCTAACAGCTACATTGTTTGAGGCATTGCTAACATACAAAAGTGCATTAGAAGAAGGTGCTATTCCAATTCCAATAGTTGTTCCATCATCTCTTATTAAACTATTACCTAATGTATTTCCGTCTGGTGTCCATTTTGCTAGATAATTGAGTGTTCCTGAACCATCAACACCTCCTGCTACAGCAATAAGTGGACTTGCTGGTGTACCCAAACCTGTAATTGTAATTCCATCTACAGAAACTTTAACTATAGGATTAAGTGGATCAGTATTGTCTGTATTTAAACCCGTTACTGATTGTACACTATTTGAAAAATTTGTACAAAAAAACAATACAATACTTTCTAATGCCTCAGCAATTGAAGAATCTTGTGCAACAACAATATTTAGTCCACACATAATATCTGGTAATGTATATCTTACACATTGCGCATCAAAAAATTCTGCACATGGTTGTGGATTAGGACAATCTATTGGAGTTGGACATGGAGGTAAAGAAGGATAAGCATCATCACATCCGCATTTTATACATGTATTCATAGTATTTTATTTATTTAACTTTTTGTATTGTCATTTTTGCAATGTCACCACTAGATGTTGTATAATTTACATTAGAAAAATTAACTACTCTGAGACATACTTGAGTACCTATATTCATTTCTAATCCTAACATAGTTCCATTAAGATCAACATATAATGATTGATTAGTAATTCCACATGTAGAAGCTACATGATATATTGAACCTGTACTACTTGTAATACCAGCTACAATACTACCTGATGTAAAACCAACAAGTCCTTCTGATAAATGTACATAAAAACTAAAATTATATATTCCTGTTGCTGGACAAGTCCACAAACCTGTTAAAGCATTATATGCATTATCATCATCATATATTTCTGTTAAAAGTATTGTAGTACCATCAATTAAACTAGTTGTTAAATCTGGTACAACAAGTGTTAAACTTGGTGGTTGTATTTGTGCAAACATTGCACCTGGTACTATTGTATCAGCTGTTAATGTATATGTTGGACCTGCACCAACTGATAAGTTTACAGTTGCTGTATCTGCAACTGATGGAGCTGAAGGAATTACATCTGCACTAACTACATAAGCTGGCCCTCCTGTTACTGTCATATTGATTGTTGCAGTATCTAAAGCAGTAAGAGTTGTTTTTCCATTTCTTAAATCTTCAATACATGCCCAAATATTATTAATTGTACCAGCAACAGTAGGTGTTGGTAATTGTGTTGACCATAATACTGCATATTGTACAGACATCTGTGCAAGAGGATTTGCTATTGAAAGATCAGTAGATGCAACAGTTTGATTTGCAATTGCAGTTGCTAATAATCCAGCATCACCTGTTGTACTAACATAAGTACACCATATATCATTTATAAATACTTGTAATATAAGATCTATTGCTTGTGTACTACCACTAGGTAATGTATCTATAGTACAACCCAATGTAAAAGTAGGTGTAGTATATGATGGAGGTGATGTATTTTCTAAATCAGTTACTCTTACATCTAGATCAGCAATTGCTATATCTTGTAATGCATTAACATCAATAATTGCACATATTTTTTCACCAATAGCAATTACATACTCAGTAAGATTCATTGTAGTTGTAGTACCATTTACAAAACATGGTGCTATTGATACTATACAATCTGTAGGACATCCATTTGAAGGAGGTACATCAGGAGTAACTGGAATATTTTCAAGTTCACATACTTTAAGTATTAAGAAATTAATCAAGTCAGTAAAAGTACTTGGTGCACAATTTACTAAATTAAAACAATCAAGATCATAAGAATTAATATTTAATGTATCTAAAATTGCACATAACTCAGTTGCAAGTTTTTCAACTACATCAGTAATAGAATCTCCTCTACATAAGTTTATACACTTTAAATCCGGACCTGCCCAAATTACACAATTTGAAGAAGTTGGACTACATGGTGAATTATCAAAATTTAATGGTTTCATATCTTTAGTATCTATTTATAATATAACAATTTTAATTAAGAATTGCAACCGCAACCACAATTTATAGTTTGTTGACAACTATTAGTATTAGGAGTATTACATCCACATCCGCAACCTGTATTATGTGTACAACAATCTTGGAAAGGTCTGCATACATAATCAGGATTCATAATTGCTTGTAACTCTAATAACTGAAATTTAATATCAAGTCTATACAAGTCATCTTCCGGACAACATGGAGCAATACCATATCTTTGTGCTATAACGTCTTTATATAAGATATGAGAGTATGAACAAGCTATTCTTTCATAGTATTCAGTTGAACATGCTGGAGAATTATATCCTGGTCTTACACTTTTAAAAGGAACATCTGCTGGACATCTATTATCTACACATGGACCATTATCAGTAAATATTTTAGGAAGATCCCAGTCTAAAGGATATATCCATTTTAATACACAAAACTTTACACTAGTAGCTCCTGCTGCTAATGTAATTGATTTAGTTACATTATCACAATCTTTAAATGAAAAAGTTGCAGTTGCAGTACTATTATTAGTTATTGTACTACAGAAACATACTGTATTAGTTAAACATTCTTCACATGACTCATATACTTCATCTACTACAACTAAATCATCTGAAGTATTTATATCAGTTTCTTCAACATAGTAACATGACTCAGGACAAAATTTAAGTTTAATAATAGATGTTAAGTATGCAGATAAATCAGTAGTTGTGTATACTGTTGGAGCTATGCCTTCACAATCTATTACTGCATATCTTGTTACAGTACATTCTTGACATGTATCATAAGCAAGAGATACTGTTGCTATTACTGGAGAAGGTACTTCACCAACATATATAGTCACATAAAAACACCCTTCATATTCATCAAGAGTTACTATCCTATCAACATATGTTGATAAGTCTTCTGATGTATATAATACAAAGTCACTAGCTGGATCACATGATTCTAATCTGTAATTAATCACAGGAAGACAGTCTATACAATCTGTATATGTAATAAGTACTGTTACAGGAATAGGAGATGTACATACCTCTGCAATTGATATTGTCCAACATCCTTCAAATTCAGCAAGTGTAACAGTTTCACTAAGTGAATATGGAAATGCTAATTCTTGTGAATTAGAATTTATTATCTCATCTGTTTTACAATTAGTTAATTCATAACATACATCTGAACATATAAGTAGTTTATCATTAGGAACTTCTACACATGGTTCACCCATTGTAATAATAATATCAGTGCCTACAGCATCTGGATATGACTTTGAACATATTCTTGTTGGAATAGTATCTTCTATAAGTTGACTAGAATAATTAATATAAGTTACATTGCCTATACCAGTAATTGTATAACATTTAGTTTCACAAGGTCTACATGTTCCTTCACTTGGTCCAACTAAAGCTAATGGATATACTGGAACATCTACTATTGTTACATACCAACAAGGAAGTGATAAACCATTAGTTGGCATTAATTTATTAATATATGCACTACATGAAGGACAATTAGCAGTATCCGTATATATTATTTCATCATTCTCACAATTATATAACTTATATATTGCCATCTTAATTATTTTTTTGGTTGTAATTGCTTAAGCTTCATTTCATAAGCTGAAATACAGTTTGTACATACCTGTGCTTTATTTGATGCAACTCTTTTTTGACAGCCACATGATAAATTTCTACTGCAGTTTGAACATTTTGCCATCTTGTTGGTTTTTAATGGTTTAACAATTTTTACATTCTATCTTACGCATTATCTTTAATGCATAATTATATAAGGTCATTCCGTGAGTTGGTTCATGACAAAATTCTACTTTTGCTTTTGCAGCATCCAAGTACATCTTAGCCATCTTCAATATCTCTAATTTCTTTTGAATACTTGCAGGTGGTTCACACGCAGCAAGATCTAATTTACATAAAATATTATTATAAATATTTAATGCTCTTGTAATTCTTAAATGGTTATATATTACAAATACTGTATCATTAGGTGACACACTATATTTAATAACATATATACCATCTGGTAAATCACTAAATGTTGTACCATCACATCCTTGAGTTTGTAATTGTAAATCACATGCTGTAAGAATTGTGTTTGCACCTTGCACTGTTGTAAGTTGAGTTGAATAATTAAATCCAGGTACAGTTACATTTAATGTAGGACATGATACGGGCATCAATGGAGAATAAATACTTGTATCTAATACTGATATTATACAAGTATTCATTACAGTAGGTACTTCTAAACTTAATAAATGATGTGCCATAATAATTTATAAAAAAAGGGAGGGAAAATAAATTCACCTCCCTTTGTTAGTAATATAATTTTGTACTACTTATGGAATAAGTGCAGCTTCCAATGGAATAAGTGGAGTACAAGCTGTAATAGCTTCTACTACTTCTAATTCAATACAGTTACCACATGCAAGAATCCACTCATCAACAAATTTTTCAAAATCTAAATCAATACCAGTTGTAATAACTTCTAATAAGTATTGATCATTATCAAATGTACCAGTTGGGTTATTGAAACGTGGAACTGAATGTTGCAAGTAATATCTTGTATAGAATGCAGTTCTGTTAATAGTATTCAAGATTTCATTTCCTTGAGTTACCTCTCTTATTCTAAGATCAGTAGCAAAGAAGTTTTGTCTATATCTTTCTGACAAGATTACATCTCTAGCAACTGATTCACCAAGACCCATTGCTTGTAAACCTGCACACTCAGTAACAACACATAATCCTTCAAATTCACATGGAGCACCATTGTAATCTACTAAAGAAGCATACAACTTAACTGGTTCTTTTTCAAAGAAATCAGAAGTTTGAAATGTACAGTCACTGAAGTCTGTTCCAACATAAGCACCAAATAAAGTAATACCTGCGTATTCACCTGGAGTATGTCCTGGAGATACATAGTTATCCCAAGTACCACCAATTGTATAACCAACTGGAGCAACAAAACCTGTTGTATCAGTTCCTGGAGCATACCATAAAGAATTATCTTCAGCAGTAACTACTGGCAATACAAATGGAGAAATTACTGTTCTTGCTGAACTAACAATTGTATTAGGTAAAATCTCACCAACAATTGCTTGAGCCCATTGGATCATAACTAAAGTACCATCTACTGGAGTTGGAGCAAGTGCTCCTGCAGGACAACATCCTGTGTAAGCATCAACAGTTAAGTAAGCATTGTGATTTAAAAATCTTAATGCAGGAGAACCTTTAACGTCAATACGTAAAGAGTAAGTCTCATCACATAAAAATTCTCTTTCACAAGTACCACCATCTTCAGCAGTAAAAGGTGTGAACCCAATGTTGATAACATTTTGTTGAGCAATGTTAGGATCTACTCTGTAGAATCTATTAACATACTTAGGGTTGATGATTTTAGATTTATTAGATTCTAAATATCCACCGTGAGAACCAATCTTATCTTTAGAATACAAAGATCCTGAAGCAAGAATTAATGGGCAACATCCTGTAGGAGGTGCATCAATAGCAAGAACTTCCCAAGTTTTTGGATCAACAAATGCAAAATCACCTGTAGTAAGAATGTTACCTGGTGTTCCTAATTGTCCTTCACCAAGACCTGTAAAACCTTGTGTTCCAACAAAAGCCTTTTGAAAGGCATGATTAAAATAAGCCATAATAATTTAATTTTAATTAATAAATATATATATAATATAATAAAATAATTTCTATTTACAAAATTATTTCAAGAATAATAATTTATATTTGGTTGAGTTAATACTATCTTTAACAAGATCTAAGTTATTTACTATTTCTGAATAAGGTAACATACCTTGTAATTTATTTATCATTGCATAAATATCTCTAAGATAATTTACACCGTCTGCTACAGTATCAAGAGTTCTTGGAGCCACTTCACTATAAGAAAGAATTTTTTCAGCTGCTCCTTGATATCCTTCTATAAGAGTATCTGCATGATCAGGTAAAGCATCATATAATTCATTTAATGCTTTATGTGCAGCAAATGATCCTTCTCCTGTTACTTTTAAATGCAACTTGTGAATACTTGTTCTTGCATTCATTAATTCAGTAGCACATGCTGAAACCATTGTATCTAGTGAACTACCACCTACACTTGCATTTTTAGTAGGTTGAGGTTTAACTTCTTCAATTTTAAATTGAGGTCTACTGATTTTTGTAGTATCAGGATTTCTTTTTAACATTCTGTTTTGTTCCATTATAATAAATATTAATTGTTTCTTTCTGCTGTTTCTGTTCCTCTAGAGAATTGATTACCTGATTCAATATCACCAGCAAGTATACTAACTGCTTCATCAATTAGTAATTCAACTATATCATCTTTAAATTCACAATTTACATTTGTAATAGTTTCTACACTAGTGTAAGGATCTATACATCCTTGTATCTGGATTTTTATTGGTTGTCTATAATATGTAAGACTACCAGAACTAATATCAAAATCATTATTTGTATACACATTGACTCTATTATTTTTTAAAGTTGCAAATGTTTCAGCCCACTCAAAACTAGGTTTTTTAGCATTATCAAATAGTAATTGATTTAAGTTGCCCTCTTCTGCAAGATACACTGACATTCTTCTATCATCACAACATCCTTTTTTAGCTTGAATATCTACACGTTTCCATTGTAAATAATCAGGAGGTAAATCAGAATAAGAAGATATATCAGATTTAACAAATGGTACGCTAATAGTATCTAGTAATATTTGTAAGTCATCTATTCTTCTAGTAGACTGCTCATCACCTTCTTTTACAATATTGATACCATGAAGTTGTCTTCTGATCCATTCAACTTGGGCCTTATTAAAAGACTCTACTACTTGCCAACATTCAATGTTGTCATAGTCTTGGCTGTCCAATTTGTTAAGACGTTGTTTTACTTTTATAACTATAGTACTATTAAGCATCTGTTATTTTTTTTTAGAAGCATTACCAATATTGCTTTTCATACCACCAATAACTTTTTTAACATCATTTCTAGATATATTTTTTACAGTTACTTTTGGTTTAGCACCATATACTTTTTTATCAATTAAATCTACAGATGAGTTTGTTAACTTAAAAGACTTTTTACCTTTTGCATATCCTGTAGTATCCATAGATTGTGTAGTTTCCATAGCAGGTTTTGATGAAACATCAGGAAAAGTTTTTCTTGTACTTTTTACAGTACCATCTGTTGTAGCTTTATATTCTTTAAAATTTTGAGTATTATTTTTATAATAAGCATCTTTACTAGATTCTTTTATTTTAACACCGCCAGTCTGCATTTTTTTCATAGAAGATTTAACTACTACATCTCTAGCTTCATTAGCTTTTCTAAATGCAGTTATTGGATGTTCTTTAGTTACTCCACCTTTTTTATATCCAAGTAAAGTTTTTGCTCCAGATTTAAGTCCAGCATAAAAAGATGTTGGACCTGTATAATTAGGATATCTTTTTTCAATTGCATCATCAACATTCTTTGCCATTTTACCAACTGCTTTATAAGCTTGAGGTATTGGAGTAGTTTTAAATCCAGCTTTAAATGATGTTTTATCATCAACTTTTTTAACTGTTTTTTTTGCACCACCTGTTTGCATTTTTTTCATAATATATAAATTTTAACAATTCCACTTTCTCAAAGCAAGAGTTTTTCTTGTTGGTTCTCCATTTGGTTTTTTAGCAGGACCTGGCATCCCTGACATTCTACTACAGAAGCTCTTGCGTCTCTTAGCATCTTTACTATCAGGATCTAACTTAGAAGGTTTAGTAGTAACAGCCATCTTAAGTTTACTTCCAGGATTAGCAGCTCTATAACTTGCTACTCCTTTAGCATTTAAACCACCTGTTTGATTTTTACCTTCCTTACGTGTCCAAGCAGGAGTACTACCTCCACTTTTCATTTTGGGCATTTTATCATTCTTTTTGTGCCAATCCTTTTCAGCTTTAACACCTTGAGCAACAGTTTTAGCTTTAGCAGTTCTAGTTAAGCTAATAGTATCATATGAACCTTTATTTTTATTTGTATGATTCACCATAATATCACCAACTTTACCTTCACCTCTTTTAGTAGTCTTTTTATATACTACATGCTTTTCAGTACCTATAGTAAGTTTAACTTTATTTGCCATGACTATACATTTTTAACTCTTCTACCCATACCTACTTTAGACTTTTCAGCTTTCTTTGCAGCTAGTTTAGAAGGAGTAAGTTCATACTTAGTTTTAGGTGTATCCTTAGATACTTTCTTGGTTGGCCGGCAGTATTCATTTTTACCACCAGCCCCACAAGCTTTTCCTGATTTTGTATCTTGCCATTTTTCTGCTTGCCATCTTTTTAAGTCTGTA